TTTTTTTTCTTTTTACTTAAAGTATCTTTTGTACCTCTTCTTGTAGTAAGAGTTTACTTCTCCTTTCCAATCAAAATGCTTCTCTGTTATAGAAGGATAATAAGACTTGATAAACTTATTAACTTGCTTTGTTACATATTCATCATTCCAACCAGGATGAGCTTTTTTGATTTCCTCTTCTTTAATCTCTTTTGCTTTTTCTACTTGTATTGCTCTAGCATCAGTGTAAACTTTTTTATCACTGTGTTGTAGTTGATTAAACTGGTCATCAGGCTCATAATCTTTTTCAGTAGAAGACCCAAAACCAAGAGTAGGAACACCACCATTTAAAAGTTCTTGTAAACCTTTAGGCATAGCTGCATTACCAAGTTTGTTAAGGATTCTATTATCTCCTTTATTATCTCCTTCTTTGATTGTACCCTTACCTTGAAGTGTCATAGTAACAGCATCAAATATTTGTTCAAGCTTATCATTTGAAGAACTTGAATTTCCATCTAAAGCTGTAGATAATAGCTCTTCAAAAGAAGTCATTAAATTGATTTCATCTAAGTATCTAGCTAGTAAGTTTTCTACTGCATAATGTATAGCTAAGGCTGTTTTACTTTCTTCTTCATCCCCATCAGTAGCCATGTGATATATTGCTTGAGCCAGACCTTTTAAAACTAAAGTGTTGATACTTGCAGCTAATTCTGTAAGTAAGAAACTCATTCTAGCTTGATCTTTAGCATAGTCTTCATTTGACTGCTCTCCTTGCTTCATACCTAAAGCCCTATTTATTCTGGCATCAGTAATGTACTCTCCACTACCAGCTACATTTAAAGTTCTAAGAGCTATTTGACCAGTTTTTAACCCAGCTGCACCTAATGTTCTACTTGCTTTTATTACCCCACTTAAAAGGTTTATCTCTTTCAAGATAGCTTTACCTTTTATAGAATCATTTTTCATGCTCTTATAGAAATGGTACCCACCAAATGCTCCTACTGCAGTCACTACTAAAGCTAAAGGAGAGTTAAGAAGTAATGCATTTCCCATTGTAGCTGCTGCCCTAGAAGCTATTACTGCAGTACCTAGTTCTACATTTCTGTTGTTTTTTGCTAAATTACTGTACACACCATACTCAGGATGGAATCTCCTCATAAAGTAAGATGTCATCCAAGTCTTAAACATCATTGCTAATGCACCTGCAGAGGTATTCTTTATACCTGGCATAGAAGTGCTTCTATAATCTCCATTCATTCTGGCAATCATACTAGGTAACACTCCTGATTCTCCAAATAGACCTGCATAACTTTGAGCTACAATGTTTCCATTTTTGTCTACACTTTCTTGTTTGAAATCTTTATCTTGAGAAGTTTTATCTATCCAAGTTTTTTGGTTTAAGTTACCTGCATCTTGTCTGAACTCTTTCTTCATCTGTAATACTCCATCACTGTCTAACTCAAAAGCTGGGTGTGGATTGTCAAGATTATTGATGTTAAAAACAGGTACAGATTGACCTTCAAGTATGTTTCCATTGTCATCATACTTATGTACCATAACATCCCCTAACTTGGCTAATATTTGTGGTCTTTGTATAGTTTTTTCTACTTCTCCAACTAAATATAGTGGGTTAAAGTAATTTTGAAAGTCAGAACCTATGTTGTCTTCTCTAACATTGTTAATTTCATTGGCTGAATTTTGGAAAATACCTAAATCATTTAATAAAGTGTTAGTAAGCAAGTGATTTTCTTTTTGCTTTGGACTCATTTCTCTGGCTGCAATTTTCCATTTTCTACAATAAGATTTAGCTCTGTAATAGTGACCAAAAGAATACTCTAAACCATCATTTTGCATTCCTGCTGTGTTACCTATCATAACATTGTGGAACTGAGATTTAAGGTTAAATCCTAACCCTGAAACTAATCCTAGTTTTAAGAATAAAGCTTCAAAAACAGATCCTGTAGTTATAACTCTACCTCCTGATTCATTAAATGTGGTCAAGTCTTTTATAGCCTTGTTTATTTCTAAGACTTTTTTAAGTTTTTCAGCTGCTGTAAGGTCTTCTTCATTTACATTGTTTTTTATTCTGTTTAATAGTTCAACAGAATCTTGTACTGACTTACTTAATTGTTTGTCTTTTAAAGATGTAACAACCATACCTACATTTCCTCTTTTCTTTAGATTCCAATTGGCTCTGTTGTTTACACCATATAAATTGTAGTTTATAAAGTTAGATATTTGATTGATTGCATTAGTATCTTGTTCCTCATTGCCTTTTAGTTTTAAGAACATGTTTTTAGCAAACAATAATTCCATTTCTACTTCTTTCTTATTCTTGAAAGTCTCCACCATTGTTAACTGTGAATCTAAACTATCAAATAAATTTACTTTTTGAGATAAAAGAACTTCTCTTCTTGCTATCTTTTTTACTAACTGCTTGTAAGTACCATTAGTAGGTAACTCTTTACCATACCTCTTTTCTAAGTTTTGAACTATGTCTTTAGATAATTTATTAATTTCTATTTTAGTGTTTACATTTATGTTTGAAGCTTTAAGTATTTGCAACATGTCTTTCATGTTTTGACTTACAACTTCATCTATACTTTTAATTTCTCCACTAATTCTCATGTTAGCTTTAACTTCTTTAAACCTAGAAGTTGAAACTGCATTTTGAAGACCTTCTACTATGTCTTTTCCAATATACTTGCTAAGACCCTTAATACCCATAAGGTTTTTAGTTGCTCTTTCATACTCATGAGCTAAACTGTCTTCATACTCTTGATTGTCATTGAAAGAACTTGCATCAGTATTATCTTCATACTTTCTGTTTCTGTTGTTCCAAGCAATAGTTTCACTAAACTCTTCCCAAGCTGCATATAAAACCTCATCCTGTTCTAATTTAGTTTCAAAAGTTTCACTCTTATATTCAGATGTAGTAGGTATGAAAGAAGTATATCTCAAAGTTGAAGGACTAGTTTGGTTAATTGTTTCTCCAGTAGTGTTGTTCCTTCTTGGTACATCAACTTCAGATGTTTTGTTTTTGTTATAGCTTTCTATAAAAGCTACAGGAGAATTTGATTTTATAAAGTTTGCATGTCTTTCTCTAGCTCCTTCAGATAACTTAGCTAAAATCTCATCATTAGTTTCCCCTTCAATTAAAGAAACTCCTTCAATGTTCATTAACTCTCTTAATAAACTCTCTGAATCAAATTCAAAGTTATTACTGTTGTCTATTTGTTCAGATACTAATCTATTGTACTCTTTTTCTGCAGATTTGTTACTATTTACATTGTCACTACTACCTTTAATAATAGAAAGAAGTTCTTTTTTATATTGTTCAGCAACAGCTGGGTCTACATCAGGGTTTATTTCAGCTAATTTTGTAACATCAACAAACTTTACTTGCTCTTTTTCTAAGTTGTTAAAAGCTTCTCTGTTTAATTGGTCTTTGTTAGTATGTACATTGTTTTTCTTAGCTGCAAATAAAAGCTTTTGAGTTTTTCTTTGTAACTCTGACCAATTATTAGAATATCTGCTAATTAATCTGTTAGCACCATTTGCATCTTCTCTAAAAAACAATTCAAAACTCACAGAAGATACACTCTTACTAAAGAAAGTATCTTTACTACCATAACCTAGTTCTTTAAGTCTTTTCTCAGTAGCAATTCTTCTAGCTTGAAGCCTTCTTTTCATCCCTGCAGTTTCCCTTTTACTCATACCATCATCATACACTTTTCTTGCATAATTATGTATAGGAGAGTTCTTGTCTCCATCAATAGCTTGGAACAAGTACTCTACTGTACTCAATCCTTTAGCCATTGTTCTAGCTGTAAGGCTTAGTTTTTTAGCTTCTTTCTCTACTGTTGCATCTTCTTTAGTTATATTTTCTGTAACATAAGTATCTTCTGCAAGACTTAATAGTTCACTAACATTAGAGTACTCTGATTGGAAGTCTTCAAACTTCTTTTTCATTGGACCCTCTTCCATGTTACCAAAGTATTCTTTAGAAAATCTCTTTTCTCCTGTAGAACTATATATCTTACTTAAATCATCTAAATACTTTCTACCTAATAAAAGGTTTTCTAAAATAGGTTCTCCTTTTAAGAAGTCATTTTTTATAATATCTAAATCTCTTTTAAGAGTAATGAAAGTCCTATTGAAAATAGGTATTATTTCATTTGTTGCATCTTCAGTAGATAAAAATTCAATGTCTCTGTGAAGTTGAGTTCTTATTAACTGTAATTTCTTTAGTTGGTTTAACTGTGAAGCATCTTTTTCATAAGTTTGCTTCAAGACATTAATCCTTCTATAGATTTGTTTTAAAAACTCTTTTTTATCTTCTAAATAGTGTTCAGCATTTTGTGAACTTTGTTCATTTGTCTCTGAAGTTAAAGAGTATTCTATGTCTCTGTATTCTTGTTCAACATCTGCTTTTTTAAGTACACCATTATTTTTAATTAAATCATTTTGTAGGTTAGTTGGGAAACTTAATCTAATTTGTATCTTATCTCCAACTCTTCTTGTCTCATACCAATCATTTGTATAGCTAACATTAAAATTAGCTCTATTATAATTTTTTAGACCTTGTACAGAGCCTATCATTGCATCATAATTACTTTTGTAACTACCTTTATCAAAAGTTACTATACCTCCTTCTAAAGTGCCTCCCTCTGCCTCAAAAATATTTTCTACCTCTACAATACTCCTATTTATGACATCTCCTACCTTTTCTTGAGGATTATTTGGTAAATGGTCAGTTTCAAACTCATCTCCATATAATGCTTTAAGTCTTTGTAACTCTGAATTAGAAATACTTTGTTGAATAGCTTTTGTTTTACTTGCTCTTTGTGCTACAAAACTTAAAGTAGATTCAATTAAATCTTTTCCTACAGTATTATCTTTACTTGCAATAGTGTTCAATAATCTTTGGAATACTTTTGCAAACTTTTGTCCTATACTAAGTGTAGCAGAAGACTTGTATTTCATTTTACCTGTTTCCTCTAAAAACTCTTTGTTATTAGATAAAGGAATAGCTAAAAATTCTTTCAAGTTTAATGCTGCATAGAATACAGACTTTTCTCTGTCTGTAAACTCTACTGATGTTCTTTGTTCTGGTAATAAAGTTTTGTTAGCTTTATAAGTTGCCCATTTCTCAGCAAATATTGCACTTTCTTTAGGATGTTTTTTAAGTAGTTCTCTGGAGTATTCTTTAAATACTTCATTGAGCTCTTTTACATCAGTTGGAGCACCTTCTTTTAAACTACCATCTTTGTTTAAATGTACATTAATATAGTCAGCAGTAACAGAGTGTACAAATTCATGTACAAATACTTCAGCTACATTAGGCACTGCTAGGTTAATTGTAAGAGTATCTTTAGTGTATGACCCTCCAATAGGTGCATTAGCATCATTGATAATTTGGATCTTAGTTGTAAGTACTTTATCTTGAAATAAATCTACCATTGTTTTAGCAACACTAGAAAGTCCTGGGTTTTCAAAAGTATTGTCTAAACTAATCTTTTTAAGAACATCCAAAACATTGTCAGTTGGTTCTATAGTAAATTCTTGTGGCTGTCTTTTTACAGCAGACAAGTTAGTCTTAGCAGGTGCAGGGACAAATGCATTATTTTTAGCTTTCTGAGCAGGACTTAATTCTTTTACAACATTTGTGGAAGCAACAGATTTAGTAGTATCATACTCTGATAAACCAAAGTCACCCACAACTTCTATCTTTTGATAGTGCCCTGAGTTGTCCATTAACCTGTAAAGGGTCCACTTTTCAGTTTTAAGGTTTTCACTAGGATTTTTAAATGCAACAAACTTTTTGTGAGTTGCTCCTTCTTCTATAGTAAGATGCATTCTATCTCCATCAATAGTAGCATTTTGTTCCTTTTGTTTTTTAGTTAGTATAGGTGCATAATTAGGATTGTTTTGAAAGAACTGTGTCTCAAAATTTCTTAACAAATCTGAGTCTCCCCATTTGTTTATCTTAGTGTCATACCTTTGCATCATTCTGATACTCTTGGTCTTTTGCTTTTTACCTGTACTTGTAGTGTTTATAGCAACTAAGTCTTCATAGTACTCAAGAGGTATGTACTTGTGAAATTCAATAACTTCACTTATAATTCCACCTGATAAGTGTGAATAAGCTACTAATTCTTGTGCCATTTTTCTAGTAGAATATGGTTGACCATTTCTATCTGGAAGAGCTACATCACTAACTAATAATTCTTTGAATGCTATATGGAAATCTTCTTCTGTTATGTTGGCTCCTTCAGTGTTATCAAATTTGATGATATCTGGTTTACCATTTATACCTACAGTGTGAGATAATGCATTTAATAATACATTGTCTTTAATGATAGAGTTTTTACTTCTAAGGTCTCCCATGTATCTACTAAGAGATTGATTACCATCTTTATTAAAGAAGATTTTCTCTCTTGATAGTGTAGGAGATGCAGTAAACACACCATTTTTAGGGTCAGAAGTTACATATTTTTTAATCTCTTGAAAAATTACTTCTTGTAGTGCAGTTTTAGAACCTGTGTAATTAGCACTTGTTTCAATGTTATGTATTTTCTCTTCAATATAAGAGTCATAATAAGGGTACAAGTCATAGAATAATTTTCTACCCATCTCTAAAGCAGTACTAACCATTTTACCTTGATTAGTTGTAGCTACAAACTCTCCATCTTGTATCTCTCCCATAAGAGACAAAGGGTTGTCAAAGAGTTTATTAAACTTGCCATCAGGATTTTTTAACTCTTCAAAAGTTTCAATCTTATCTTTCAATTCCCACATAGATTTACCAACATTTGATAAATCAACTACCTGGTTTAGCTCTTTTACTTGTTTAGCATCAGCTATTAAATTTCTGTAAATATTAAGTATTTCTTTTTGACTAGTAGTGTTTGCAGATGCACCTAAGTTAGCAACTAAGGCTTTACCTGTCATATCTGATTGAGCAGTTTCTGCACTTTTTGCAGTAAACTTGTGTCCTCTAGTTAATTCTTCAAAGATTACATCTTCAATGTTAGGTTGAGAATCTCCTACAATAGATTTTGCATTTTTTAATCTATCAAAATACTCTTGTATTATAGGCTGAGAATGTAGTAAATATGGTATTGAGTACTGCTCATAAAACACAGGTTTACCATCTACAATTGCTTTTTTGTGAAACTTATTTTCCACATTGTATTCAGATTCTAATATAGTTTTTATTTCTAAATCCACTCCTAGTAAAGATAAAAGGTTATCTACTGCCACAGAGTCAATATGAGTAATACCAACTCTACCTAGAATTTGTGCTTTCTCATTATCTGTTGCAGTGTTTACTTTTTCATCCATTACTTCAGTAGTAGTCCTAGCTAAAAACAACTCTACTTCACTAGCATTTTTTCTACTTATAGTTTTACTTCTACCAAATGTACCATCAGAGGTTATGTTACCTATTCTAATTTCTTTAGCTATATCTTCTCCTTTATCATTAAGTGCTATAAGACCTAAAGAGGTTTTAGATTGTTGTACTAAAGAGTTAAATGTTACTCCTTTGGCATAAATTCCAATAGCAGTAGAACCTGTTGAACCAGATATTAACTTGTTCATCTGGTAGTTAGGAGAAAGAATGTTTATAGCTGAATTACCAGAGGTAGTAGCTGCTTCAATTCCTTCAGCTTGACTTGTTGCCACATCCATAGAAAGAACTTTATTTATTCTTCTTTGGATTTCAGGACTTTGATTATTGTAAACAATATTGTGTATTTCAATAAACTTGTTTTGAGCCATCTTCATATCAAAAGCATTACTTGCTTTTTTGATTTTAGCTTCAACCTCAGCATCTTCTGAAAGTATAATGTCAGTTAATTCTTGTTCAGTAAGACCATATTTAGCTTCTGTAATTGCTTTGTCTAAAAAGGCAACTGCAATACCAGTGTTACCTGCTATTGAACCTTGTTTACTTAGCTCTACTAAATCTTTCTTTAAGCTTTCAAGAGAGTTTTCTTTAAAACTTTCATTTAACTTTACAATCTTACCTTCACTATTTAGTGCATGGTGGTATTGATAAGCAGTAAGTTTATCAATATCAAAATCTTGTCCCATTTGGGTAACAAAATTCTTAGGGGTAATCATTAAGTCACCCATTATTGCAGGAATAAATCCTACTATTTTGATAAAAGAACCTGAACCATGAGAAGAGGTTGGAGTTCTGAAACCAAAGTTTTCAAAAAGTGTTGGGTCTATCTTATCTTCATTGATTTGAAAACTACCATCTGCATTTTCAATAATGTATTTGTACCCAGACTTATCTGATTCAAACAAATCAATTAAAGTACCATTCAACTTAACCTTAGAAGGAGCTAATACTTCATTTCCTTTTAATTCTGCACCTGAATAATCTCCTAAATACACTACTTGATTACCAGGAACTATGGCACTTATTCTTGGTTTCTTTTTATTTCTTGTTACAGTTCTTTTCTCTGTAACCACTTCTTGAGCAACTAAAGGATTAAGTTCCTCTAAAGATTTTGCTTCATAAGTAACAGATTTAGGTTGTATTTTTGTGTTTCCTAGTCCTTTCTTTAACTCTGACATTTCTTTGTCAAGAGTATTAAAATAATCTACTACAAGTTTAGTACTTAAATCTCTTACTTCTTTATCAGACATGTCATCTTTGACAGCTTTAAGGTAAGCTTCTTTTAAAGGAATAATCTTAGTGGTTTTAAGACATTTTATAGCCATTGTGTAAACATTTTAATTATTAAAAGGACTTCTTTATCATCATCAATGATATTCTTTTTATCTACCTCTGCATTGTAATCACTGACTTGTTTAGTGTCTCTTACTTCAGGTGCTTCAACAGTGTAATGTACAAAATTAGCATCATTTATCTGTGCTCTTTGTGCATTCTCTGCTACTGCTGCAGTATTTATAACTTGTATAAAACCAAAAGAAGCTATTACTAGGGTTCTTTTTACTCTACTAGACAACTTACCTCTAGTGCCCAAAGTTAAGGAACTTCTCATTCTTTTCTAGTAAATATTGATAAGGTTTCTCCATTTCCTGCTATGTCAATGTCAACATCTCCAGCTTTCATAGAATCTCTTGTAGCAGTTAGTGGATGGTCTCTGTCTAATCCTTGTATTTTATGTGTGTCAGATACTTTATTGTAAGCATCAAAGTTAAGTTCAGCAGTACCACTCCAATAGATTGGACCCTGACCTAAAAGAATTAAGCCATTGAAAAACCTGACACCATATTCTCCAATAGGAGCAGTAGGCATACTTCCAATATAAATAGAAAGAGTACCAGCTTCAGTGCAAGGAATGTCTCCACCCACTTGCACTCCTTGACTGTTATATATTTTAGCAATGACAGTTAAACCTGTCTCTGCTATCTTTCCATAATAATTTAGCTCTTGTGCCATAGGATGTTTTAGTTAAAATCTACATATCTTACATATACTTGTGCTGCTGCAGTAGCTGTGATTACTTTAGGGTCCCATTCCATGTCAGTATAAGCTGCAATGTGGTTTCTATAATCAGTAGATGCTGACTTACCTGCATAAGCATTAGTTGTTCCAGCTTCAGAGCCAAACATTGGGTCTCCTCTAAATGCAACATCTGTTGTAGTTGCTACAATAGAGTTCATTCTTGCTGCTAACATAAGCATCTTACCAGGGAATCCAAATGATTGATAAGTTCCAACTACTCCATCTGGTAAAGTAGGAGCTAATACTTCCACTGCTATAGCTTCTAAAGTAGCTATTGCAAAGGCATTACCTGCTATTGCATTTACTATATCATTAGACTCAAACATAACTGACTTAGATAAAGTACTGTTTAATAAGATAGGAAATGTTGCTTCATTCTCAACAAGTCCAACCATTACTGAAGTATCTCCTGCAAGTAATCCCATTGATATTGGGTTAGTAAGTGCAATACTTATTTCAGGACTATTAATAAAAATACCTAAAGTAGTTGCTTCATTTAATATTGCTATCATAGCAGAAGTACTACTTGCAATTTTATTCATTGGAACAGGATTAGCAAATATTTGCTCTGTAGTTTCAAATTCAGCTCCATCCACTTCTGTTAAAATAAGTAGAATATCATAGATAGTATCAGACAAAGTTTCTGATGTTGACATCCAATCTTCCCATACAGAATTATGTGATGCAAAGTCTTTTAATGCTGCTGGTATGCTAACAATTATTGCTCTTGCTGCATCTGTAACAGCAGTTATACCTATTGTACTTCCTGCTAGTTCATTAACACTATGAACATTATTTGCAAGAATAGTAAATGCAGATTCTTTGGCAACTATGTCTTGCATAGCTGTCTCTGTTTCTACAACTATAGCCATTGCTGTTGTACTGTTTACTAAAGCTTCCATTGCTTTGTCACTTAAAGCTATTTGATATGTTGCAGATGGGTCTTCAATCATGTCTGTTAAACTAAAATAGTCATCAGGATCTAATCCTGCAAACAAACATACAATACTCTTAATGTTGTTTTCATAATGTGCACTAGTTATAAATAACCCCCATGAAACTCTGTTTTCAATAGCTATGTTTAAAGCATCTAATGATATAGATATTTTATTCATAGCTACTAAACTACCTGATACTGCAGTTGCAGCAGAAGTATTATCATGTCTTGCAGATGCTAAAATAGCTCTGTGTGCTAACTCACTTACTGACATTGCTGTCATAGTTAATGTGTTAGATGCTACTCTTCTTGTTTGACTTCTAGTAGATAACAAACTATAAAACTCAGCCAAGTGCCCTGGATTTACTAGTCTTAGTTCAAGACCTGCACCATCCAATGCTCCTGACTCTACTTCATTTAATGTTTTTAGTGCTCTTAGTGTTGGCATAATGTTATCTTATTAGTTGTTAAAATGAAACATAAGTTACTGTAATCTTAGCAGCTGCAGTTGCTGCAATAGAGTTAATATCCCATTGGATATTAGTAAATGGTAAATTGATTATTGGATACTCACTTGCTGCATGAGTACCTGGACAAGCAAATGTTGCAGTTGATTGACCATCTCCTTTAAAGTAGTTGTCAACTTTAGCAGCAGTAATAGAACCTATCCTAGCAGTTAACAAAATAATGTTACCTGTAAGACCTAAGCTTTGAAATTGTCCAATCTTAGTGTCTGGTGTGGGTCCTGTTAAGTTAACAGACAACCCTTCTAGTGTTGCAAGAGAATCTGAACCTGCTTCTGTCATTGTTGTTATCAAAGAAGGAGAAGCAAAAATTGCTTCTTTAGCTAAAGGACTTCCTAGTAAAGCAGTGAATGCTGATGACCCAATAAGGTCACTCATAATTGTTGTGTCTGCTGCAAATAATCCCATTGACACAGGATTAGCTAATACAACATCTAATTGAGCACTAGCAATCATTGCATTTAATGTACCTTCTTCATGCATTATTGCTACCATAGTAGGACTGTTACTTGCAACTTTGTCCATTGATATTTCATTACCAAATATTTGTTCTACTGTTGTAAAGACAGTAGGGTCTATTTCTGTAAGTACAATAATTAAACTATACATATTAGTGGCTAAAGTTTCTGAAGTCTCCATTAGAGATTTCCAAAGAACTGGGTAAGAAGCAAAGATTCTAAGTCCAGAAGGAATACCTACTACAATTGCTCTAGCTTCATCAGTAGTTGCAGACATAGCTATTGCACTTTGTGCAACTAAGTTTAAACTAGGACCATGATTAGCTAAAATTGTAAATGCTGAGGTATCAGCTACAATGTCATCCATTGCTGTAATTGTGTCTACTGCCTTAGTCATAGCTATTGTACTATTTACAAGTGCAGTCATTGCATTATCATTTGCTGCAATTTCATAAGTTGCTGCAGGGTCTTCTATCATTTCTTGAATAGACTCATACAGACTTGCATCTAATCCAGCAAATAATGCTACAATAGTTTTAATGTTTACTTCATAGTAAGGACTGTTTGTAAATAATGCCCATGATACTGGGTTCTCAATAGCTACTGTTAAAGCATCTAATGACACAGCCATTTTAGCCATAGCTACAGGACTATCTGCAACTGCTTGAGCAGCTGTTGTATTGTAATTTGTAGAAGATTGAAAAATAGCTTTGTGAGCTTTTTCACTAAAAGCAATTGCTTCCATTGTTAATTCACTTGAAGCCATTCTTCTAGTTTGGCTTTTAGTTGCTAACAGACTGTAAAATTCTGCTAAATGTCCAGGGTCTGCTAATCTAGCTTCTAAACCTGAACTATCTAAAGTCCCTGTCTCAATAGCATTCAGAGTTCTACGTGCTTTTAATGTTATCATTTGAATTGTTTTTTAGTTGTTGTAACCTGCTATTCTAATTTCTTCATCTTCCATCCATTCATCTAAGATAGCATCTTTAAATAAGTCTGCTGCATTTAAGTAGTCTGGATGTGGTATTTCTAATAACCATTGTCCTATAGCTACTCCTGTATCTGGGTGTACTGATGTAAAACATGTTTCATCTTCATCAGGTTCTCCTGTGCTTTCTACATAGATAAATTCTCCTATAGATTCTATTACTACTGAATCATCAGCAACTGGTAATGGTGCTGCAGGACTTCTTAATGTCCCTCTTAATTCATAAGATAATGTTCTTCTTGATACTGCACCCCTTTCTATAACTAAAGGTACACCTGTTAATAAGGAAACCCCATTTACAGTACTTACAGTATTTATATTTACTTTAAGTAGTAGTGCTTCTATGATAGACAAACTCAAAGGCTTATTAGCATCTGTAGTATTATCTACTTCACTTAGTTCATTATCTACTCTGTCTTTTGTTGCTTGAAAAGCAGCTATTAAAGCATCAGCAGCATCTTTAGTCACTCCTGCTTCTATTAATAGTTCTTGAACTGAGTCATCTAAAACAACTATGTTGTCTACTATGTCTTGATTTGTTGGCATAATTTATTTATTTAAGTATCTAAGAAACATAGTCTTAGAAGCTATGGAATTACTAGTAACTGATATTAACCCTGCTACTACTGTATCTCCAGCTAAGACAACTGCATCATTTATTGATGATTCTATATTTGCTTTGGTTGTATTAACAGCAGCTACTAATTCAGAATTAGTTTGTTGCAAAGCCATAATAGCTATTTCTTCTGATGTCATATCCAATTGTTGTTTATAGATTTAATAAATTCAGTTTGTTGCTTCATCATCATATTTGCACTATGTACCATTGGGTATATAGTGTCTTGGTCTCCTGTGTTGTTACCTGATAAATTAGATCCCTCAACAGTTCCATTTGCTTTAACATAACCTGTAATATCTAAATCACCATCTAGGGTGTCAGAGGTATTTTTCAACCTTGACTCCCTAAGTGATTTAATTTCTAGTGCAATTCTTGCAGCTAAGTCATATATTTTAGATACTAGACTCATGTATTATAGCAAAGCTGATTCAAATGCAGACACATAGTTTGTGGTTACATCTCCAATTTCATCTTTAGTAAATGCATCTGTAATTCCAAACCCAGCAATTGTTGTAGGTTTTGCTAATAATTGCTCAAATGTAGTTTGGTGTGGGTTAGCATCTGTAATCTGTGAATGGTCATAAGCAATCTTACCTCTATCTCCTCTATATGCAGAAGAAGAAGTTTCTCCTAAAGCTAAAGATTTAGAAATCTCTACATACCCTGAACCTGTCCATCTGTAAGTGATGTTATCATCTAATGTTACATAGATAATACTTGTTTCACCAGAAGCTGGTAAACTAGCAAAATCAGCTGATTCTAATACATCATCTACATAAGCAGGTAAATGTGCAGCAGGTACTTTGGCATTAGCATCTAATGGAGCATATCCATTTGCTTGACCTTTGTTGTTTTCATCTTCAGGTGTGTAACCTAAATTTGCTTGCTTGCCATCTACTTCAGTTTTAAGTGAGTTGATTGCTGCAAGAATACTTGTCTTTACTGTTGTTGTTAATGCTGTTAAACTACCAGATGCAGTTCCTGCTATTAACGTTTTTACTGTTTTAAATTCAGTACCAACCCTGATGGTTAAGTCTGAAATTCTTTGGATTAAGCTCATTGTGTTTGTTGTTAATGGTTGTATATATTAATAGTAATTGTGTTTATAATAAAGAGTTTTCAAATAACAATTTCATGTTACCTATTTCATGTTCATGGTCTGTATCTGATTTTAGTGATAGTTTATAATCTGCATTTTCAATTGTTTGATATGCAGATAAGTCCTGGTCTCCAGTGTTCTGTGTATCTTGTACAATTGCAAATGCTTTCATTATTTAGTTTTAGCTATTACTTTAGTAATCTTATTATCTTCATTGTCTCTTTCAACATGAAAAACATACTCTTTGGGTCTGTTAGATAGCTCAACTGCAGCTCTTAACTCAACCATGCTTTCTACAAAGTTAGCACTTAAATTCTTAATACTGTCCAATAGTTCTACTTTATTGTCAGGAGTAGTGTTTGCAAACTTTTGAGTACTAATGAGTTTGTTAATAGAATCCTTTACTGTCTCTAAAGAAGAAAGGTCTATTTCAGTCTTAGGCATTTCATTAACTATGCCTTTGATAGTGAGAATAAGTTCCCTGTGTCTCTTCTCACTTATTGCAAATTCTTCTATAAAATCTTTGTTCTTTTTATCTACTGCCATAAACAACCCATTAAGTCTTCAAGTTCTGTGTACTCATCTTTTATTCTATTGTTATCTTCAAGAGTTTTATCTATATCTTCAGAGTTAGTAAGTTCAGACCTACTTACAAAAGACATTGATAACTCAGGTTTAGCTTCTGCTTTTTGTTCAGCAGTCAAGTCAGTTGCAACAGGTTGTGCTTTTTGTGGCACTACTACTTCTTCTACAACTTCTTCTGTTTCTTGGAACAAATCTTCTTGTGTTCTTATTGTAAGACCTGCTTCAGACCCTACTACAAAAGAGTTTCCTGGTAATTTTTGTTTAAATATCTTATTGTTTACAATAGCAGTAAGCATAGATTCAAACTTGTTACTGTTCCCAGAAAACCATAGTGGCAAGGTAAAGTGATTTACCTTAGAGCCATCCCTTTTTGTTGATTCATTTACATCTAATAATTTTAAATCATTATCAGAGAAGTCTCTTTCTTCTGCAGATTCTTTTAATAACTCACTAAGTTTTTCAAAAGATTCAGCTTTATCAATAGGCTTGTAGTTTTCATCTAACCCTAATTTGTCTAACAAGTTTTGCTTGCTAATGTCTATCATTACAGAAAAAGCTTCAAAGAACTCTTCTTGTAATGAAGCACCATCAAAGTCATCTGTGTTAATATCTGCAACTCCATCTCCAAATAATAGTTTGAAAATTTGTGTACCCATAGATACCTTATCATCTCCTTTTACAGCAGACTTAAATGGTATGTCTTGTTGTATTTTAAGACCCATACCATTAAGAACCATACTATCAGTAGGGTGTAAATCTGTACTGTTCCAATTAGTAGTTAATCCATCTAAATCATTTTGACTAAAAGGATCTATTTCAGTTGCCATAGCACCTACTTTATTAGCAGATTGATATGAAGCTCTTACAGTTTTACCTCCTGAAAGTTCTTGAATCTCATTCATCTTATTCATTAGTGGCTCTAAACCTGTTCCAGTAATTAGGTCTGGAATTAATGGGAAAGAAGAAGATTTGATATACATTATTCTATTGATACCATCTTTGATAACAGACCCTGTGTAAACAGGCTTCATAGGTTGTAAAACCAATTGAACATCTTTATCATTTCTATCTAAAGGTAACTTTTTTACAAACACATGGTCATGAATTTCATCAGCCTTGTCTTGAGTAATTTTACCTTCTCCTACTAACAATCTTAAATGTTCTCTAAGTGTAGTGTACTCTTGTGCATCAGTAGATTCAATATCAAAGAATTTAGCTACTTTAGCAAACTTTAAATTTAATTGTTCCTTAACTACATCAGTAGACTTCTTATCTCTTAAATCTTTAATGTGTTGGTCATAGGTTTTACCCATGAACTCTTCTTTTAAAGCATCCTTTCCATAATGAAACTCTACAATGTTTTCTGCCATACTAGCAACTTCACTTTGGTCTTTCAAGAACAGCTGAATGTGTTTTTGAGTATCAGAGTTAGCTGTAACAATACCAGGTGCAATCATTAAGGCAAGTCTTTTACCCATGTTTACTCCTAATTCTTTTGAGTACTGTGCTTGTAAAGCTTTGTCATCTATAGTAGAATCACTTCCTTTTGAGTTGAAGTATATAGCAGGGTCTCCTGCCATAGTTTGCATTATGTTTGTGTTGTTAAAGTAACTATTTATTACATAGTCAAATTCAGCTAATTTCTTCTTTTGATTTGTAGTAGCAGTGTTTCTACTTATGTACTCTTTTTTGTTAAAGTTATCAGAGTTTTGATTTGTGTCTCCAATAACACTTAAGTTTTGCACTACATCATTCTCCATTAACTCTTTAATGTGAGCAACTGCAGCATCTTTATATTGAGATGTGAAATCTTTTATTGACCCACCTTGCTCTAAGAATTTTACAGCAGACACTCCTTCAGAGTTTTTAAGAGTATTCAACCCAGCCATTGCATTAAATCTTACTGCACCTTTGTTGTAGTTCTTTATGTCTGGCTCAGTTTCAAGTAGTTTATGTTCTACTATTCTGTTAAGTTCAGGCTTCACTAACTGCTCAAAAAGTAAGTCATTTAAGTCTTGACTAAAGTTTACTGTTCCATTGTCATTTGCAGTAAGAGTATTCTCCATTGCAAGTAAGTCAAATACAGGAACTTTAAGTAACATCATTCTACCTTTATCAGAAGATGTAGGTATTGACATTGTTGCTACTCTCATTTTAAAACCTTTATATCTTGGGAAAGGTTCTGTTCTCATGAATTGGAACATTGCTCTTTGATGATACATGTAATCCAGAGAACTTAAGTTTTCTATTTTACTGTAATCATTCATTGGCTTGTCCATGTTTCTCATAGACATCAACCCTGTTTCTCCATAACTGAATACATCAGCCATAGCAGGTTCATTCATTAATAAGTCTAACCAATAAGAGTTCTCTGCATAAGCAGTTTCTTGTAGTGCTTTGATGCCAGCTTTATCTGTACCAGCACTATTAGATAGAGCATTAAAAGTGTCTAGGAAATGACTAGGAAAAACTATCTCACTTACAGTCTTACCACCATCTCTTCTTGTAATGTTTGCAAGAGATGCATTGTGATGAGACTCAATTTCAATTAACCCTTTCATGATATTATTCATATCTTCAAAAGGAACTAACTTATCATTTTTAGTAAAGTCTATTGCAGAACTAGTTTTAGCATAAGTCTTAGCATAGTTTGCTAAACTAGAAAACAATCTGTCTCTTCTTTTGCCTTCATCATAAAACAAGTCTTCAAAAGATAGCTTCTCATTACTAAGACCTGTTCTGTTAATCATAAGATTACCTTCAACAAGTTCATCCCAAGTACCTTCAGAAATATCAAGACCAAAACTTCTTAACCATTCTTTAAGTACTTCTGGGTCCTGGTTAAAGCCTTCTCCTTTCCAACTATCATATTGGTCAGCTAACTTTTGTAACTTTTCTTGGTTAAGTGAATCTTGTGTAACAACATCACTCCTTTTAAAGTTGTTGTCCCAAGTTTCTCTTATCTTTTGCTTTAAATTGTTTCTGTTACTAAACCAAACTTCTCCTTCTAAACCAGTTTGTCCATTAGTAGTAAAGGCTATAAACTTTGCATTAGCTGCATACTTATACATGTTAGATACAAACCCATTTTGAACATCAACATCAGACTCTTTTAAACTTGCTACAATAGAAGCAAACTCTGGAATTGTCTCCAGTTTAGCTATCATTGTATCAAAGTTTGGAGACAATGGTAAAGGGTTAGACATAAAGCTAGCTATCTTGTTGTACACCTTGTCATAGTTTTGGTATAAATCTATACCCATAAAACCAGTCTCACCTGTACTCACCTCAGAAAATATTTTCTTTAGCTTCTTGCTAATCTTATCTTTATGTACTACTTCATTAGAAGATTGATTGTAATCTTTTACATACCCTTGTTCAGCTTGTGAAGCTTCTTTGTCTAGTTCTTTTTCTAAGTCTTTTGCAGACTTAACATTAGTATCTATAAATTTCTTCTTACCTGCTTCCCTTATCTTTTTTAAATAGATTTGGTCAAAGTTATTAATGACCATATCTAAATTGTCTACAGTAGCAACTAAGTTCTTTAAAAGCTCTTGTATAGCTTCTGAACTGTTGCCACTATCTGCAATACTTTTTATGATATTGTACTGTGCTGTAATCTCAGCTTTCTTTGCTCTAAAGTTATCTTTATAAAGTCTTTCAATTAACTGTTTAAACTCAGTGTTATTTAAGTTGTTTGCTTCTGTACTGTTGTTTGCTATTAAAGAAAACATGTAACCACCTAACTCTCTTTGTTGTTTAGGTAAGAAAGTTGAAACTAAGTTTAATGCTTTCTTTACATTACTTATGTTTTTTAAATCTCCTATGTAGTCTTCAGAAATAGAGCCTTCATTTAAAGCATTTAACAGTCTTAAAGCATTTTGTGCAGCTAAGACTTGTTCATTTTGCTCTTCAGTTAATGTCTCTTTTGCTACAGCTATTGTAGGCTTTACTTCATTCTTTACTTGAGGTGCAACAGTTACAGACACTGCTGTGGTAGTTTTTAGCTTAATGATAGGCTGAACTGAATGGGTAAATTTTGGATTACCTTCAGTACCTATATCATAACTCACAACATCTGTAAACAATCTCTTCCTTAAAAACTTTTCATAAGTTTCAGCTACATTTACATCAAAAGATCCCTCTGAATTTTTAGAGATTGTAATACCTTTTGAATTATTACTGTTTACATAAGTGTTTTGCACTACTGTACTTTGTCCTAAGAACAATGCATCTGTAAAACTTACTTCTTTTGTATCAAGGTTACCATTTTTATCTTGGTACATTATTGGTACATTCTTAGAAGATACAGTAAACTTACTGTCTTTAGCATCACTGTTTAAACCTTGTATTGCAATTAATCCATGAACTAGTTCTTTAGCTACACCATAGTCTTGAATATCTAAACCTGTTTGAGCTTTCACTAATGCTTGAAGAGCTAAAGCTTCTGTTTTAGTAATACCTAACTCTTGTTGGTTTGCATCAGGAAACTTTAAAACTTTTTGTGCACCTAAGATATACTTAGAAGTTTGTATGTCTGCATCAAAAGCACTATTTTCATTGTTCTCATTTTTTCTAAGAACAGCTATCACTTCATAAAACTGTACACCATCTTTGATATAAACAGGACTCATATAATAAGCACTATTGTTTCCTGAATTATTCTGTTGATTTAACTTTTTAATAAGACCTGGATTAGTAATAGCCTTAGTCTTGTCTTCATTTATTTTTTCATTGTTTAAGCCATAGAAATTACCTGTCTTAAAGAATACAATTTCAGAAGTAGGAGAAGCTTTCTCTAGTGAAACTGCAGGCAGATTTCTAGGGACTTTAGCATAAGGACTTCCATCTCTAGTTTCAACTTCCATGTTTGTAACCTCTCCACTAGCTATCTTTTGTCTAAGTGCTATAGTGTTGTCTTTACCTTCCTTTATAGACTTAGCATGTGCAGCAGTAGGGTTATTAAGCTCTACAAATTCTCCATTCTTTTTACTTGAATCTTTTATTGTCAAAGGACTGTACCAATCAGAGTCAGCTACTACACCAACAACTTGCTGTTTGTTGTTTCTATACAACATAGGCACTTTGTTAATGTACTCTGGAGAATTTTGAAAGTCTTCAATGCTTCTTCCTTTGATATTTCTTTTTACCCATGTAGAAAAAGGCATAAACTCTGTTGTCCAATTAGCAGTATTTGTAACTTCTACTGGTATATCCCATTCAGCTTCTGTTGCCATTGCTACTGACCATATATCTCCTGGGTTACTATTTAAAGTAGCCACAATGTTTATAGTTTTACTTTCAGCAAGCATTGGTACACCTTGATTAGTATCTTGTTTTGATACTTGTATTACTTTTTTACCATTTACTGTTTGTACATCTGATGTTTCATTCTGATAAGCTATTGCTTTAAAATTAGCTTTAGCAGTAACTACTGAAGTTTTACCTGCTACAGAAGTTACTGGAACTACTGCTCCTGTTGTAGGGTTTATTACTTGTTGTGGCTCTGCTTTAATTACAGCAGCTTCAGATGCTTCTTCTATTTCTGCAATAACCTCTTCCTCTGTTTTAACTAAAGAACCATTCTCTTCAAAGACTTGTGATAAAAAACTATTAGGCTTAACATAATTCTTGTCCCAAATAGATTCCCAATTACTCTTACCATTACCAGCTTGTTGCCAATTTAAACCAAGCATTTTAATTTGTTCTTTGCTTAAATCATTCTTAGCAATAAAACCTTCTTGAATTGCTTCAAGCCAAAAGTCTTGAAAGGTGGGAGAAACTCCTTCCCATTTAATCTTATCTTCATAATAAGCTTTAAGGGTTGCAGTAGTTTTATCATTTAAGTATGTACCTCCTGGTAACATCATTTCTATGTAACCATCTTCATCAAGGTCTTCTGTATCATCTGTGTCTTCCTCTACTCTCTTATTGTCATAAGAAGCTTTTCTCCATGCTGCAAATGATTGTTTGTTGTTACCTACTTCTGGTACACTTGAATCTTGGTCCTCAATATAATTAAGAATACTACTTACAGTAGAAATGTCAAAACTATATTTTGATGTTATTTCTGATAAAATATCATTGCTGTCTTTTTTATTTTTAAGACCATTAGTTATTATTTCTTGTATATCTTGTTCTGCTTTTATTGCATCTGATTGTGTTAAAACAACTGGATCTCCATCTACAGGACTTTTAGTTTTAATTGCATGAAATACACCATTTGAAGTATCTGCCCTAGTAGCTTTTTTAGTTGCTTTTGAAATAAGTTTTTGTATAGACTTAAACCTTTTCATGTTTTCATCAGAAATTGTTCCATCTTTATCTCTTAAAGCAACTTTTTCTGCTTTTAAGTCTGTAACAACTTGTTCTAGTTTAGCTTGTTCTATTGCTCCTTGTTTGCTTTGAACAAGTTTATCTTTTCTTGTTTCAGAAGTTACATTTGTTTCTGGTAAAACAGATGTTGCTTCTGCTACTGCATTTAATGCACCAAAGATATTATCAGAATTAACTTGATGATATTCTTGTTGTTCAGCAGTAGTCTTGGCTTTAGGAGTTTCTACACTTTTTGCCACTACTTCTTCTGTCAAAGGTGTAGCTGTTTCTGCAACAGTTTCTTGTCCTTGTGCTTTGATTGTTTCTGCATCAGGTTTAGTTACATCATCTCCTCCTTTTTTAAAGGAAGCAGCTGCCTTCTCTGCTGCTGCTTTTTCTTTAGCTCTTGCTTCCATTTGCTTTTGGAATGCAGAATACTTTCTTACAGCAGTTTCATTGCTAACTAACTCTTCATGTATAGCACTGTTAATTTTACTTAAACTCTCAGGAGTTAAATTCTTTTTAAAGTCAGACCTAGGTTGGTCAGCTATATACTTTTGAAATTGGTCAGCAGTGATTTCTCCTTTAAAAACTTTCTTGTTTACTCTAGCAATGTAAGCACTGTAATCTTGTTCATTCATCAATACATTTTGATGTTTGAAGTCAGTAACTCTCTCAATTTCTTTTTGTAACTCATTAGAAGCTTCAGTCATAGAGTGTCTTTGTTGCTCTAATGCTAAATATTCTTGTGCATTATTAGACATACCTGCAATGTTCCCAAGAGAAAACTTTAAGTCTCCTTTGAAAATTTCTTTAACAGTTTTATCTTTAGTGTTCAGCTTTTTATTAATCTCATCTAAAGCTTCACTTTCATTAATATCTTGATTAAGAGCAGAAGTTTCTAACTTAGCAAGTGCTCTATCAGTATATTTCTTTTTAGACTTTAAGTTTATTACTTGAGTACTGTTTACATAGGTAGCATCATCTCCTTCAATTTCATTTATTTCTTGTGATAAGAAAGCCATGTGACCTTTAGTTCCTGCATCTAAATTCTTATTGTACTTAGCTTTGTTAAGAGCTTTCTTAAATTCTTTTAACTTTCCTTGTGCTTGTACTGCTTGAATTTGCTTTTGAGCAAAGTCTCTTTTCATTTCTTCTTGAGTAGAAACCTCTTCAAAATTTCCTGACTCTTGTAAGCCTTGTATAGCATTGTTGTAATCAGTTATAGAGAATTTACCTTCTCCTATTTGCATGAATGCCTTGTTAAAATCTGCCTGGGTTCCACCTTTTTTACCCATTGTTTTAAAAAGAACTTCCATCTCTTCTTGTGCTTTCTTAGCTGTGGCTCTGTCTTTAGAAGACAGTTTAGTAAAAGTGTCATACTTTTGTTTGGCACTTGAAACTCCTTTCATACCAGACCTCATCAAAAAAGTTTGTGCTGCAATTTTTACATAGAAATCAGCTTTAGTTAATTCACTTAATTGATTCTTGTAATCTTGCCAATCACTACCTACAGTAGGTATAACTTGCACTAGTACCTCTTCAAACATTTCTTCTCCTTGCCCTCCAATTAATTTTTTACCAGGTACAGCAGTTGCCATTCTGTTAAAATCATTTAAAGCATTACTGTCAAGGCTAGAGAATTTTCTTCTTGCTTTTTCTAATCCTATACTTAATTTGTTAGGACCAATGTTAGCTTTTTTACCCATCCAAGCAATAGAACCTTTTGCTCCAGAACCTAGTTTACCTAAGATAGCACCACCAAATTGTTCAGACCCTACTTCTTTAAGTGTTTCAAATCCTCCATACAATAAAGACTTTGCACCTGACATAGGCATCTTAACACTATTGTCATAAGCTGTTAAACTTTTCTTTGATGCCTCTAGTTCAGCAACTACTTTTGCATTTCCTTCATTTTGGAAAATAGCTCTATCAAGTCCTACAAGTTTTAATCTGTTCTCTTCTTTTATAGAATTGTACAAATCATGTCTAGCTAAAAATACAGGTTGTCCTTCTGCATCTTCTGTAATCTCTACATCTCCTACATATTGTTTTAGAGATTCATTATAAGTGTTTGAGTGTAACAAAGTTTGTGTTCCCACATTTGCAGACACTGCTAGAGTTTTTACTAAAGGAGTAGACAATTTAGCAAGTTTAGTAGTGATACCTCTTGAGATAACTTTACCTGCTGCTCTACCTCCTATACCTCCTAAAAGAAAAGAAAAGGATTGTACTGTACCTCCTGTAACTTGATGCATAAAAGATTGCTCTAATGGTAAACCATCAATATCTTTTAATGTATGTTGAGTTTCTAAGTATCCTTTTTCTAAGTCACTTAATTCTTCTTTGTTTTCCATTTTCTTACTGATAGCTAAATCAATAAGTAGTTGTTCATGTACATCTGTAAAACCTAAAGATGCTATATCAGTAATAGTTTTAGAAGAAAATATACTCCAATCAAATTGAGCCTTATTAACAAAGTTATCTAACTCCATTATTTTCTTACCCATTTGTTGGTGTTGCCTATTAAGCATAGCATAGTCCCTAGACCAGTAGCCTACATCTTCTGCTTGTTTCTCTAAAAGATCCATTTTAGCCTGAAGCTCCATCTTCTTTTTAGTTGCAATAGGTGCAATTAAAACATGCTCTTCATCTTTTAGTCTTAAGTATTCTGCTTTTGCTTTCTCATCTTCTATTCCTTCTCCTGCACTTGTCATACCTGCTAGTGCCCAAGACTTTGCATCAGAAAAACCTTTCATCACAGAAAACATACCTTTTTCTATAATGTTAGCATCTTCATCTGGTCTCATCATAGGAATACCATTTGGTCCTATAGCTAAGTCCTCTATCTCTGCTGCTTCTTTAATTAAAGTTTTATCATCTTTACCATGTTCCTTTTCTAACTTTTTAAGGTTTGCTTGGTTAGCTATGTAACTTTTTCTTTCTTCATCTGTTTCCAAAGAAGAAAGAACTACATTATCTTCTATATCTTGTTGTCTAGTTCTGCTAATGTTTTGTTCCATAGCTTCAAAAGAAGAAAAATAGTCCTCTCCCTTTTTCTGCTTCTCTTTCATTATTCCATCAAAAGCTACTTGATAGTTAGGGTCTTTAGAACCATTTTCAGGCAACTCACTTAAAGTAGTAAAACTAGGGTCTTGAAGATAAGTATTTAGTTTAGCTTTAGCTACAGATTGTTTCTTTTGGTCATACTCTCCATAGTCACTAGTTTCATCAAACTCATAGCCTGATTTAATAACCTCTCCTTGTTGTTTGTTGTTAAGGTCAAAATCTGCTTTTGAAACATGACTTTTAACACTACCCTCTTCATTAGAAAACTCACTTACATAGACATCATTTAATGTAGTAAGTGCACCAATCTCATTGTACTTCAAGTTATACTTTAATAAAAACTCTTCTTCATTCATACTAATGATATTTTATTTTAGTTTGTTTTGTAATCTTCTGGGTCAAGCACTATTTTAACACTTACAGTTTCTCCTGGAGTTCCATCTGGGTTAGTTCTAAGAAGTTTAGCTATTGCTACATACCTTTTAACTTCTTTCATTTTACCATTTATGTCATAGACAGTAAAAATTTCTTGCTTCATGTCCCCAGGAACTATATGGATAAGGTTCTTTGTATTGTTGTAAATATTTTTTCCAGCTACTTTCTGAGTCATTATTTTTGTGTCAGGAAGGTTCTCAGCTATGTAAGCTCTACTTAGTGTCTGTCCTTTCCTAATACCTTTTTCTTTATTAGCTTCTTGTGCTTTTATTAAATTACCTGCTTTGTCTTTCCAACCATTTTTGTCACTACCTATTTCTTGTACACTAGATGGACCTTTGCCTGTTGGTTGAATATATACAGCTCCTGATTTAGTTGCCAAGTCATTAAAACTCATTCCAGAGGGTAATTTTTTAGTTTTACCTCCTTCAGTTATATAAATTTCTCCAACTGCTTGAGTTTGATCTGTAGAGTTAACCATGCCTCTAACAACTTCTGTTGCTTCTAATATGTCTCCTTCTGTTGCTTCAACTCCATCATTAAACTCAGGAATTATAAGAGTTGTTCTAGTCTTTTGAGCTGCCTTGGTATTTAAGTAATCAATAGAAGCTTTTCTTTTTTCAAAAGCTGGTAAATTTATATCTAAAAGACCTGAATCTACTAAAGCAGTACTTAATACATCAAGTTTGTCTAAAGTAAATCCATCTACAGTATTAGAATACAAACTCTCTGCATTTTTAAATCCTGCTTTAGTAAGTTTTTCTTTAGATGCTGCCATGTTTTGTAAAGGTAATTTTTCAGCATCTGTCATGTCATTAGTAATAGGAATGTCATTTGAATCAAAGTCAAATATTCTTTGAAGTTTTGTATCTTTTGATTTAGTTTTAACAATTGTTTCTGCTGGCATTACTGTAGAAGAAGTATCATCAATGTCAGTACCTGTATCTACTCTTCCTGTAGATTTTTTCTTGTTAGTGCCTGCTCCAGGTAATCCAGAAGCTGATGTTTTGTAAGCTCCTCTACTTCCTGTAAGTTTCTCTACACCTTTAGCAACAAGGTCTCTTTTGTCTTGTTCAGCTAATTGTTGAGGTGTCATAGGAGTACCATCTTTATTTAACTTTTTAGAGGGACCATTCATGTCCATTTCCATTTGATGTATTTGTCTCCTACTTTTTACATAGTCTTTAGAGTCTAAATCTTTTTCTAAATATGATTGAACTCTAGCAGCACTCCTAGTAGTTCTATTACTAGAACTAGTGATTAGCATGTCATCATTACTTCCTGCAACTTTACCTACCCTACTGCTACCTCCTCCTTCTGATTGGAATTGGAAACCTTTGTCTACTTTAGTTAAGTAAGCATCTTCATCTACAATCTCTCCAACTAAGTCAGAGTTAAAAGTACTTATTTTATTGAAAGCACCTGTTTCTTGATTGTAGTTCAAAGAGCCAGCTTTTTTATATTGAGCAAGTATGTGAGACTTTTTAAGGTCTTTAGTAGTTTGAGTTAAATCTGTTCTTGCATCTAGTTCAGCTGTTTCCTTATTGTAAGTTTCAAACTGTTCTTGTGCTCTACCAATGATACCTGTCTTCATATCAGTTGACAAGTCCCTAGAAGCTTTCCTTAGCTTACCATTGTGCTTTACAAAGTCAAGTGGGTTCTTATCCATAGCTATAGTACTTTGTTCTACTATGTCACTATACTTACCAAACCTTGCAGTAACTGCTGGATCATCTGATTCTAATTTTTGAGATTCAGAAGCATCTAAAATGTTTCTTCCTTCATCATAAGTTTCAGTAATGTTTTTGTCTATTTGACCTATAGTGCCTGCAATCTCTTCAAAAGGTGTTTCATACATCTTATTATCTATGAAATTCCCAGGTGTTGCTTTATAAAATCTTCCCATGCTTATACTTTTTTAGTAGTAATAGTTCCATCATCTTGTGCAATTAAACCATACTTAGATAACTGTGCTGTAAGATTAGCTAAAACATTAGACTTTTTATTTTGATTTAAGTCTTTACCTGTTTGTTGTAAGCTTCTTGCATAAGTTTCTTTGGCAACCCCCAATTGAGTGTCTGCATTATCAGCATCCATTCTGTTAGCAATATCAGCTACACCTGCTCCTGTCATTTTCTTTTGGTCAATATCAGTTTGTAATCCAGCTTTTTTGTAAATATTGTTTAAAGTTGTTTGTGCAAACTTACTATATATATCTGCCATTGATGCATTAGCTTGAGCATCTATTCCCAATTGCATTGCATTAACTACATTGGCACTCCTAGAGGATTTTCTAACTCTATTGATAGCACCAGTTCTTTCTTGGTCTAACTTCTTTTCAGCTTGACCTTGCATACCTATTATTTGAGCATCAGCTTCTCCTAAAGTTGCCATTGCATCATCTCCATAGTTAGCAAATTGATTTTCATTAGGGGTACTGCCAGCTGCATTGTTTCTTGCTTGACTAAGGGCAGAGTTTCCTTGAAAGATATTACCAGCTATACCCATAACATCTCCTGGTGTAAATCCTCCTGCAAAGTCTTTAAAACCATCTAGCAGTTTCCCACCAAAAGATTTAACACCTTTACCATCTGTACCTTTACTATAACTTTTAACTCCTTCTTTGCCTGTACCTGTTGCAAACATCTTTTCACTTTCTCCTGCCATCATTCTTGCAAACTCTTGAACTTGTAAGTCAGCTTGCTCTTCATACTCATTTTTTTCTGAAGTCCTTTTATAAGTTTCTTTAGCTAGAGCATCAGTAGGGTCTGTCTCTAAAGACTTAGATATTTTACTTAGTCTAGCTATTCTAATTTCTTTTCTTTCTGCCATGGTCTTTCCAGCAATCTTAATATCTTCATTATCAGAAGTTACAATAGTGCCTTCTTCAACAAATTTAGTGTTACCACCTTCTCCATCTTTACCATGTCTCTCTCCACCTTCTTTAGTAACTACCCCATCTGGAGTTTCAAGAAGTTCTCCTTTTTCTACTCTGACAGGAACTTGTTCTCCTTTACCTTGTACACCTTCTACTCCACTACCTTTTGCTAACACCATAAGACCATCATCCATGTCTTTGTTTATTCCTTTTTGTACTTTGTCAACATTAGGTTTGCCTTTTTTCATAGCACCACCTAACATGTTTAAACCTGTTTGTGTGGCTAATTGACCTATCATGTCAAGACCTTTTACAAAAGGATTGTCAGCAGCTTCAGCTTTAGCTATGTCTAAATTAATCTCATTCTGTCTTAAGACTTCAGAAGGGTCAGGCATGTAACCTTTGATTACTCCTGTGTTCCCTGAACCCATGGCATATTTGCCAATAGTTCTTTTAGTTTTTCTAGTTTTCTTCATTTGTAGATGAATGTTTATTAAGATTAATCTTAACTAAAAGACTTGTGTTCAATCTCCTCTGTAAAGTTAGTAATTAATTTTATGTTATCAAAATTATCAAAAATAAGTCTTAGTACCAAATATTTATCTCTAAAACTTTGTAGTTCATTCCATTCCTTATTGTAATCTAATACAATAGTGTTAAGCACCTTATCTGTATAATGTTCAGATTGTAATGAAAGATTGTCTCTTCTGAATAATGGAAGAGTGTAATCAACTACTACATCTCTTAAATCATTTAAGTGCCAGTCTCTTTCTGTTCTGTCAACTAAGATACTGTCTACATTGTTTACTACTTGGTTGTCTAAGTAGTCCAACTCTTCATCTTTGACAACCAGGTTTACTAACCCTGTTGACTGTTTAGAAGTGTAAGCAATAAGCTTGTTGAAAGTAATGTCCTTATCAACATAGTCCTGGTAAGTAGGATTAAACTCTTGTGCATGAGATTGTATATTCAAGTAGTCCCAAATTTTAGTTTCCCTAGGTTTCTTGTTGTCTACATACTCAATGATATGAGGATGTCTTACACCATAGAAAGTTTGATAGTGGTTAGCTTTGTTATGTTTCCATAATTGGCTATCTCCACTTCTCCAAGAATAATGTTCTTGTAGTCTATAGAAATAAAAGTTAGGAGTGTATGAATGCCATGATACCCATTCTTTATCTTTTAAAGAATAACTCATAGTCCAAGACAAGTCATATTGTATAGGGTCAGACTCTACTCTACCTGATGTATAGTCTACTACAGTGTCTATTACATTTACTAACACTTGCTCTTCTACTGTGGTATTACTACCTTCTAAAAGTAAAGTAATGTCATTAGTAAACTCTGTAGTATCTATAACACTTCCTTGTGCATCTTTAAACCTATCATGTTTAATTAACCAACCAAAGTTTTCTAGTCCATTGTTAGGATAAGAATTAGGCTCTTGTAAAGAAGCTTTTAAAATATCCCATGCACCTGATGCAAAACCTAAGTTTTCTGTCAAAGCATTTACTTCTGAAAAAGTATATCTTGTACCTCTCAGTGCAGCTAGAGAGTTTAACACAAAAGCTTGTGAAGGTGCTGTCCAATGGTCATTAGGAAATACTATAGGATAATGTATTCCTTTAAAAGACTTAAAGCTAGAGTACAGACTATCTTGTGCTGGATTGTTTCCATTCAAGTTAGTACCTGTAAACTTATCATAGTCATCTAGGAATGCTGTAGTTGTAGCTTGCAAAGTATTAGCACTACTGTGATAAGAAGGAGAAGCTTCATTACAAAATGAAATTACTACTACATCTTTATCTGAAGTGATACCATTATAATTGTTTCTGTTATCAGTTGCAATTATGTCTGCATAAGTTACCCATCTCTCTGTTTGGTCATTGTATTTAAACACATCTCCTGTCCAACTTGGGTTTGAAGCTCTAAAGTTAATTAACCAAGCATCTATAGTATTGTCTATCTGTCCTAAAGCTGTTACATCAAATGAACCTGATGTATCAAAGAACACATGGATATCAGCCTTGTTAGCAATGATAGTTTCTGTTTGTATTATTTCAGTTGTTTGTGTGACTACTTCTGAAGAAAACTTCATTTTGCAATCTTCTAAACCTTCATAGTTCCAACCATCTGCTAGCCTTGCTGCTATTATTTCACTTACTGGCTCAAAGATTATTATCTGCCCATCTTTTGAACAAGTAATGTAATCTGTGCTATCTAAAATTCCACTAGAAAGAACATAATCTTTTTTAGTTAATATAAATCTTTCTTTTTGTGTATCATAAGTTGAAATAAACCCTGTACCAAATTTGCTTGAGGGATTATTTGCCAAAGGATAATTCACTCCTGATGAAATTAAATAGTCTAAATCTGCTTTTACTGGTAAGTTATTCTTGAACCAGGTTTCATTACCTCCAACTATTGGCTGTAAACTGTTCCCATCAAATAAATATACTTTCCCCTCTGTAGCAGATACAAAGAATACACCACTTGGTGTCTTCATTCTTGCCCAATTGTGCAGAGTACCTGCACTCTCTTTATCAGTGTCAGTGATCTTTCTTGGTGGGATAGCAAAAAACTCTCCTGTACCAATGAAGGACACAACATCCCCTGTTACTCTTTCTTGTATAGTTTGTGGCAAATGCCATAAAGCTCCTTCAGTTTGGATGTATAAATTGTTCTGTATTCTGAACAAATCAGTTATCACCCCTTTCTCACCCTCAAGGTCTCTATAATTGTTAGGTAAGAAAACTCTATAATTATCAATAAGCTCTTCTTGAAAAGATTGCTCTGAGTAATATGTTCTGTGAGGAAAGTCTTCTGTACAGTTTGAACAACAGTCATACTCTAAACCTAAAGCATAGAATATTTTTTGCTTGTTAGTTCTTTGGTAATCTCTGTTCAATGCATATATCTCTGCACCTGCATACCCTCTGTATAATCTACCATCAGAATTTTCTGCATCTACTACAGTCAGCTTCTCTAACATGTAAGAATCTAAATAGTTCTGAGGAGCACTTCCAGCACCTGTCATGTATCTTAAATACCCTTCTATTGAATTGGTAGTCAAGTTTTCAGTCTCTGGATAGTAGTCAGTCATAGCAGTAGGAGCATCTATGTAAGCAGAGTGTATAGAAGTAACACCATTTCTAAGTGCTATATTTACTCCACTCTCAAACCATAAGTTTGATACTACATCTCCAAGCCATTGAAATTCATCATCAGCTTGGTTTCTGTCATCAAATATAGTCTTAGTGTCATCATCTTGTATAGTGTCCCTAAGACCTGCTTCATACATTTTCTGATACACTTCAATTACATTAGCCATTTCTATACCACTTGACAAAGTAGATAGACCATAACCTATTGCTGCAATTGATACAGCTGTAACTACTACTGCAGCTGTAGCTGACAAAGCAGCAAGTCCTGTTGCAGCAAGTGCCAAAGAACTACCTCCAGATATTAATGCTCCTGCAACCCCTACTACTACTAGTAATACTCCTGCAAGGATAGTCCAAAAAGAAGACTTGGTATCTCTATCTGCAAGACTAAAATTATTAAACAGTGCACTATGATATTTCATAGGTGCTATGTAACTATCTCCATTTAAGATATAAGCTTGTTCCCCATTCTTGGTAACATCATCTTTATCTTCTGTGGTAGTATCAAAGTAAATTGGATTTACATTTTCCTTGTAATACTGTAGAGTTCTGAAACTTCCATAAGGAGAAGAGAGATCTCTTTTAAGCATTACATAAGGTAATTTTTTATGTATGTCATTTACATCAGTAATATCCTCTTCTAGTTGTACTATACCTATTTTGTTATCTCCAGATACATTATAAACATCTTGACTTTTGTCATCACTATCTTTAACTGTCTTATAGTTTAAAGCATTAAGGTAAAAAACTTCTCCTCTTTTTTCAGGGTTAATCCATTCCTTAGTTTTCTGATGATAAGAAACTTTAGTATCTCTTGTAAGAGTATGCAAAGTAATTCCATCTCCATCAAAACCTTTGTGTACATCAGGGTCATAGGAAGTTCCTGCACCTACATCTTGTGTAAGCACTGATGATAAAGCCTGAGAAACTATTCTGTATTCTCCTTCTTGTGTAATTTGTGTTAAGTTCTTATACTCAAGACCATTAAACTTATTCTCTGGATGTATAAGACCAAAGATGTCTTTGTCTATTCTACTAGTGTCAGATAAATTAGGAAAGATATGACCATGAGCCACAAACCCTCTTTCTTCTAACATCATAGGTGTCATTACTCCAGAATCTAAAACAGTTTTCTCATCTTCAGTTCTTTCATTTCTAACTATGTAATACCCTATTACTTTGTACCCATTGGTAGAAACTTCTTCAGGAACAGTTATTCCTGAGAAAGTAATACCCATTATTTTAGAAGTGTAGACAGCATCTTCAGTTTCTACTACTCTTGCTACTATGGATTGAGCATAGGTTACTCCAGATGTGGATTCTACTCCAGGTGTAATCTCTGTGTACCCTGCACCATCTATGTCTTCTGTTATTATTATTTCTGTTATAACTCCTCTTGTAGTTGCAACAGTCCTTTCTAACCCTTCTGCAGGATCAAATACTGATGACAAGAAAGAAGTGTTAAATGTCTTAGGTGTACCATCTATTTTATAAGATACCTCATAAGATATGGTTGTACCTGTAACTGCACTAGCACTTAAAGTAAGTACAAGATTATTTAATGTAAAACTTTCAGCATTAGTGTCTTCAGTAAATAAAGGTTCATTAATTTCTGACCTTGTAGGAAATCTGTGATGCCTAATAGGCTGACCTAGCAAAGTACCACCTTGAGAATCTAGTCCCCAGAATCCTTTACAGGAAGTAGATTGGTAAGGAGAATCTAGTAAGTTGTTGTCTGACATGCTAGAGATATGTCCTTCTGCTTTTCCTGGTATGTGAAACACAGGAGAAAGAATACTACCTTCAAATATGTAGACTATTCCAAAAGAATATATTTCTCCTGGCATATAACCTACTCCATCAAAGTTTACAGTAGCTGTTTTAGGGTTATTGCCACCTATGATGTTAAGGGTTGTTTCTTCTAGTCTTACATCTGACTTTATTTTACTTGCATACTTCTGTAGTCCACAGAAGTTAATCTGTACACCTTTAGTCTTTCCAAGTATTAATTTGTTTTCTATTTGCTCTACAAATTCTGCTTCTTCAATGACATTGTTAAATGCCAGTATCTCATTTTCTGTACCAGTGGTAACAGTAGATGAAGAACCTGTATGAGTATATGTTTTTATGTTAGTTGAAATAGGGCTTGAAAAAGTTACCTCATTCACTAAACCACTACCTGTGTTAGATGAAATGATAGCTACTCTATAGTAAGGATAAGATGTATCAAAGTCAGTAAAGCTAAACTTTATTGCTTTGTTAGTTAATCCAAAATTAAGTGCAGCATTTACAACATTGGTTGAACCTTCTATAGCACTGTACTTCTTACTTACTGAATCATTATAAATCTTAATTGGCTCACAAGTTGTAATCCACTCTGTAGGATTTAAGTCATTGTCTAAGTATTGTATAGAAGCATTGTAAGAACCTGGAGCTAGTAGTCCATTTTCTATTACTTCAATGAACTGAAAAGTTGGAATACTTTCATAAACTTTAAACAACTTAAACTTTGCAGGGTCCCAATCACTATCAGAGTCTGTCTCATCAACTTTAAAGTCATTGAGTTTATCCATATTAAATAGCATAGGAGTGGGTGTAGTAAAGTAAAAAGTTCTTTCACAACCCCTTCTTAATCTATAAGTACCACTAATTTGATTTTCAGCTTTGAATCCTAAGTCTGCATTTACTAAAACAGTATATTGACAGTTAACACCAATGATGCCTATTTCAGACATAGTACCATCTTCTGATACTGACAGCAATAAACTATCATTCTTGTCAATGTAAATTTCCCCTAAAGGGATATATCCACTTGTTAAAGTATAACAAGGCTCATTACTTTGTTCATTGGATCTCCAACCCATGTCTCCATCTTCACTTTCATTAACAACATTAAGTGCAAAAGTTAATGCACCTGGGGGTTGATTAAGATGTGAAGTGTCAGTAATTAAACCTCTTTTAGGTACAGGACCTTGTTGTGTTTTCTGAGCCATAGTATATTATTTATTGCACATTATTTCTTCCATCTGGGTCATTGAACTTTCTGCTCTCTGGTCTACTTAAGTCTTTAAAGAATTGATTGTACCTAAAGTTATTAGGTAATAAGTATTGAGATTGGTCAAGCATGTTTTGAAATTGGTCAATACCTCTAGGCATTAATCCTCTGTTACCTGCTTGTTTACAATACCATTGCCAATCAGCTTCAGCTTTTAAGTATCTTTTTTCATAACCTTCTCTCCCACTGTACCACATTCTACCCATCATCTTCATTGTGATGTACATAGTTACTGCAGTTGTGTAAGAATAATGGTCAGGAATCATTGGGTGTCCATTCTCATCTAACTTTTGTCTGTTAATTGCTATTGCAACATAACCTTCTTGAAAAGAAAATCTTAATGTGTTGTTTCCTACAATAGTGTATTCACTCCTAGAGTTAGAATAAAGTTGCTCACTGTCTGGCTCTTTACAAACTATACTGTTAAAAAATGAATGGTCTGCTAGCCTAACTGGAGTCCAAGTGTTTTTGTAAGCATCAGAACATTTAAAGTTGTTGTACTCTATTTGTACATTGATGTTTGGCTTCCATTTGTAAACATCAGAGTCAAACAAAGGATAACCATTATCATCTACAGGTATGTGAGAATACCCAGCATCACTTTCTATACCACAAGTATGGTCAGGAAATTCATGTTCTTCTTCTTCTGCAGTCTCAACTTTAACAGGAGTAGTGATTACTCCATTGTGTTGTGCTACTTGTATAATTGAGTTTGTAAACAAAGGTAACTGTGCAGCATGGTTTTTTACTTCCACAAATTCTACACATTCTTCTAGCATAGTGACAGCATCAATAGCTTCTAAAGCTTCTCCTGCCCATTCAATAGCATCAACCTCAGAAAAGTTATCTAATCCTAAGTCTCTAGCTATCTTAGAGAATATCCTATTTACAGTAGTGTAAGTTAGTTCCTTCATTTACTTATTTTTTAATTATTTAAAATCATCTGAAAGACTTTTGCCATTTAGCTTAATCTCCATAGGGTCTGTTTCACTAAAATACTTTTTGTCTACATAAGCATAGTCAGTCCTATCTTTTATTTTGTATCTTATCTCTGTATTTTTAGAGATTATAAACCCATTTTCAATTTTCTCTACTCTTACAGTAGTGTCTTTCTTTAATATTTCTGCACCTTTTGGTACACCAGTTCCTTCTGAAGAACTTTTAGTCATTTTTATTTCACTCATAATTTAAAATTTAGTAGGTTCAACATAGAACTCTTGTCCTTTTTGTATTAACTGAGACAAATGTCTTTTGTTTGTTCTTGTAAAAATCATAGTGTAAAACAACTTGTATTCTACTATCATTCTTTCTTTACTCCAAAAGAACTTATATCTAATGCCATCAGAGTGTTCATTCAAATGATAAACCATTTGCTTTTTCTTTTGACACTCTGGACACTTTGCCCAAAGCTTATTAGTTTCTTGATAATCTACAGCCTGGTTAGTAATTCTACCTAGCTCTTCATCAAACTCTGTTTTAATCTTTTTACCTTTTACAGAGATAGTGCCCATCTTTTCAGGCAGCTTAACTTCATCTCCATCAAAAACAAATTGCATGATGTGTTTATTAAACTCATTTACAATTTTACAAAAGTCCTTTCTATTAACTTCTAAGCCACCTCCTGCTGACCTGTAATATTTATATGAGGATAATATATTATTCATAGGCTATTGTCTTCTCTGTTGTCTTCTCTGTGGTTGTTGTGAACCTTCTACATGGTCTGATCCATCATTCCTTTTATCTTCATACCCTACTGCAAATCCTGCAGCAATTTCTTGTACAGTAAGTTCTACTAAAGCATCTACCAATTCCTCATCTAAAGGAAACTCCATTTCAGTGGGATGTGTAGGACAAGTTGTTACCTCTTCACATTTTGAAGGGTAGTTTAAAGCATCTAAAGGATGTGCAAACAAACCTAAGATGTTTATGGATTCTAGTGTTCTTGTAGAGGTAATGTATAAATAGTCATCTTTTATAAAGAAGTCAGGCTTACTTGAAGAGTACTTATCTGCAGCTCTCCATATTTTACTTTTGTAAGTTACCTCATGAAAGATGGTGCCATGGTTTACAGACATCACAGAGTCAATCATATAACCATTGATACTGTTTACAGGCTTAGGTAATTTATGTTTAGTTCTTAGAATCTTGCATCCTGGTGCAGGCAAGCAAGGACAATTATCTTCTGTAGTCTTAATTAACTCTACACAAGATAGCATAGTGTAATTAAACTTAGAAATGAATTGTCTTTTATTTATCTTATTAAAGAATAAGAGTGCTCTGACACTTACCATTTTAGAATAAATGTGTCTTCTCATTAACCTTGAAGACCCAGATTCTATGCCTTTACTATAAAGACTTTGAACCCTTTGTATAATGTTTCCTGTTAGTGCCATTACTTTTTATGTTTTACCAATTTGCATATTCTACTTTAGCTTTAAAATAGCTTATAATATCTTTGGTAATATCAGAGGTGTCAAATATTTCATATTCCCCATCTTCTTTTAACCAAATTAAAAATCTTCTACTCACTTTAAATCCTACCTTTTCTAGTAGAATTTGATAAGTAGAAAGCTGAACTTTGTACTTACTGTAAGGAGTATCATTCATGTGCTTAAAGATACCTAATAACTTTTGTTGTTTGTACTGTTTAAACAAATCCTTATTGGTTTTGTAATCAGCAATAACTAAACTACCATCTCTTTTGTCCACAAGTATTATATCTGCTGTACCTGCAATGCCCATCTCTAAACAAAACATCCTAAGCTCTAAAGCTACTGGATAGTAGTGTTCTGGCATTTTCTTCCAAAACTTTACTAAGGCTTCTGACTTAGGTTGTAACTTTTCATCATTCTTTAAGTGTTGTAAAACACTACTGTATTCTAAATCAGACTCTACTTTGTATTTATCTATTACAAATCTTTCTCCAAAGTCATGTACTTTAGTACCATTGTCACAGGCTTCATTCTTTATCTTGTCCCATTTTGCTTTAATCTCTTCTACTGTAACTCCTTCTTTCTTTGCAGAGAAAGGTGCTACCTTGTCTACATCAAAAGGTTTCACAAATTTCTTAATGAAAGTTGATACAGGTGTTAACCCTTTTCCTGCTACTTTGTATGTGTGAGAAGGCTCATCAAATATCATTACTTTGAAGTGCTCAATAAGCTTTCTACCAATTTCCTTGTGTTCCATGAACACAAAGTTAGTAAAAAATAATTAAACTTCTAGCTTGTAGAACCTTAATTATCTTTCAGTTTAATCTTAACTTTTCTCTTTACAGTGCTTCAAGTCTCTCCTTAAATCTTTGATCTCTGTTTCATACTTAATCTCTGTTCTTGAGTTGTCTATTCTTCTTTTGGTTGCCTTGATGTCATAATCACTTTTCTCCTCTAGGTTAGATAGTCTTTGTATTGTAAGAGACACAGTATTTGTAGCCAACATTAATCCCACAATTAAGGGGATTAACTTACTCAATTCCATTGAGAAAATAGCTTTGTCTGTTGTAGTAGTTGCCATTATTTTAGTGCAGACAGTAAGTCTGCTTTATCTTTTGACCCTTTAGAGCTACCAAAAAAGTAGTTAAAGATTCCTGTTAGACCTGTACCTATGAGTACTCCTAAAATAAAGTTTACTACATCTTTGTTCTTTTCAGGAACTTCCTTAAAGAATAAAAGTATTACTACTGCTACTGAGAATGTAAACACTCCAATAGCTAAATAGTAAACAAAGTTTTTAGCTAGTTTAGTTGAGTTAGCAGAAGTAGCTATCTCTGTTTGCATCTGCCTAGCATTCTGTATGTCTTTGATATCTTCTTGTATCATGTTAAACACCTTGTCAGCTTCATCTGCAGATAACCCTGCATTAGTAGGGGAACCTGAAATTAAACTAATGGCATCTGTGAACTTACCCCCTGTAACAAGGTCAATAAGTTTAGGAGCAGCACCTAGTACACCTCTTAGGAAATTTCCTGTCTTGGTGCCTGGTCCTCCATTCTTTCTTAGCTTTGGGTTTTCACTCATAATTAAAATTCTTTTAAACCTGTGAAGGTAATTAACTTGTTAAACTTTATTCTTAACAGTAAAACTTCAAAGTATTTTGTAAGGTCATTTACAACTATGCATCCTGTACCCCATTTACCAATTGTCCAGGAAATTATTCCTTTCTTTGCTACATAAGAGTTCCCATGTATATTGGTACTATTGTTAGCTTCAAATACTTCTCCAGCTTCATCTATCTTTAAGTCTTTGTTGTTGTCTCTATAATACTTCATAGGACCCATTTGTCTTAGACATGGCATCTTACTATTGTGGTGTCTAACACAGTCCCCATCAGATTTCATGAAAGTATCATAATATACTTCATCAAATTTAATTACAGCAGTGCCTTTCTTATTCCACTTCATAAAGTTTAATAAGCCATACTTACCACTGTTGGTTGTACAACTCATTACTGAGACAAACTTCTCTCCTTTAAACAGATAGAGTTTATCATCATACCTGTCTGCCACATCTTCTTTGCTTCTTAATGCAATTATGTGGTGTGACTCTGGCATGTGAGTAAAGCTATCTAAGCTTTTCATTCTGTCAAGGAGTTCTTTATCTGTGTAACTTTTTACTTTTGTTGCCATTGTTTTATTTTTTTACTTCATCATAAACTTTTTTAGCAGCCTTGACAGTTTTAGTAATACCACTAATAATGTCAAACCCCATCCTTTTGAAGTTCTCAAAGAAGATAGAGTAAAATTCTATTGTAGTACACACTCCTATCACAATTAAAGTGATAGAATAATTATGTGTTGTAATGCTAGGAAAAGAAAATGTTTTTATTTTGAAGATAGTTTCTATACCATTTACTGATAATATTACAGTAGTATATGTAAAGAGTTTAACTAGTGACAGCTTTAGTTTTTCAGAGGATACAAAATTGTTCTTAGGAAAGTCAGGGTTCTTTTTTCTGTAATCTACTTGTTCTTTTATTGAAGCTGCTATACCTGTTGCAAAGTCTAACATAAATAGTCCTAATAACAGAAGTATTGACTGTTGAACTGAACTTAATAATAATACAGTAGTTACTGAAATCCCAGATACCATCCCACTTGGGGTTGCAAAAAGCTTAATACTGAGAAACAATTTAATAAAGTACTGTATGTACAAGGAGAATCCTTCCATAGTTGCTTGTTTTAATGTGTGTACAAATGTTGTCATTCCCTGGGATTTATATTTGTTGCTGTCACTAGGGGGTACTTTATTAAATTACTTCTTTACTTTTTTTCTTTTGGTACTCTACTGTCTATGTACCAATCTTTATACATTTCCCTTTTTTCTAAAATGTATTCTAAATATAAATCTACTTTCTTTTTCCAATCTTTATCAAGATTAGGATTTATCACTCCTGACTTTGGACTTGAGAAGACTTTGTTAATCCACTCTTTGCCTTCATATTGATTTTCAAAAAGACCTACATTTATACTGTAAAAAGATCCTTGTCTTATTTCATTGTAAACATCAATAGGCTCAATCTTCTTACCCAAAGCTATGGCATAAACTGCACTTTCACTTATGTGGGTTGTGTAGACCTTATCTACTTTTGCTAGGAAATAATACAAATCAATCTCTCTAGGTAATATACTGTTCTCACCAAATAAGTCTTTCAACTCACCAATGAAAGCATGTGTTGTAAGTGGGTGAGGTTTAAAATAAACATCATCACCATACAATCTCTTTATCTCTTTTAACTTGTTGATACAAACAGCTGACTTTAGTTTATTAGACCCTGGTAAAACTACTAAAGCTGTAACCTCTTTGTATCCATCAAAGTCAGATAATCTGTCTTTGTATTTATTAGCTAAATTATTCTTAATGTTATCAGCAAAATGAGATGCATAATCTAATATTTCATATTCATCTGTATCCTGCTCTGCATCCCTCATCATGTCTTCTTTCATCTTTAGATTAAGTGGGGACATAATAAAGTTGGTTGCATACTCTGTGTAACCTATTGTATCAAAGTAAGGCATCTCCTCACACAATACATCATAGTTGGCTTTCACACCAGTCTTCTTTAACTTTTCAAGTAAATACCTTTCTACAGGTTCTAATGTCTTTAGGTTATTACTTTTCTTAAGTTCTCCAATCCTCTCTTTAAGAACTTTTTGGTCAAACATTTCCATATTGTAACTTATTTTTTAGCTTTAGGTTTTCTTGGTTTTGCTTTAGGCTCTTCTTTAACCTTTCTAACAACCTTCTTAGGTGCAACTTTAACTGCTTCTTTTTTAGGTCTTGGATTTGGTTTCTTTTTTGGAGCTGGATTCTTCTTTGGTCTAGGGTTAGGCTTGTATCTAGTAGCATCAATGCTAGGACTAGGTTGTGGTGCCTTTGTAGTTGTAGTTGTAGTAGCAATTGGATCACTTGGTTTAACATCACTTGGATCAACATCACTAGGCTTTACTGTAGTTGTAGCTACTGCTTTAGTGGTTGTTGTAACATTAATACTTTGTGGTTTTCTTTTCTTTAGCACTAGTAGTGCTGTAATAAAAAATCCTAATCCTAGGATAATTAAAATAATTGTTTGTGCATTCATACTTCTGTTTTTAATTATTAATAATTATTGTTTCAAGGTACAACTTACTCTAAGACTTCCTTCACAAATTTTACCTTCTTTTAATTTAAAATACTTTTTTAGTTCTTCTACCCATCTTTCTTGTTTCCAAAGAGTAAGGTGTAAATTTTTTCCTTCTTCATCTACATTAGAACTTGGCAGAAGAGCTATGTCAAAATAAAAAGTTCCTACTTTTAACAAAGATATACTTTTTAAAATAACTCCTACTTTTTCTTCAGGGATATGCTCCATTACATCTGAACAGATACCTACATCATATTGGTTCTTGTTTATACAAGTTAGATTATCTAAAGAAGCATGGTAGTAAGTACCATTAATTTTTCTTTGTTTGTTTGAGCCTATAACCCAGCTAGAGACATCCACTCCTGTGTAGTCTGTAAAGTGTTTACTCAATTCTCCTAATCCACATCCTAAATCTATACACTTTTTTTCTTTGGGAATATCAAAGACTGTTACTAATCCCATAGGTCCCCCATGAGGATATCCAGAAGAATAAAGCTTACTGTACTTTTTATCTTCTCCTTGTAACCAAGTTATTCTATCTTTTATTGTATCCATTTCTGTGCTAAGATAATAAATAATTTAAACATACCATGTTGTTGTAAAAGTAGTTGTTGTAGATCTACTGGTAGACCAGGTTGTTGTTGTGCTATGACTAGTAGAATAGTTTGTCAACTTAGATGTACTTGTACTAAATGTAGTAGTGGTATTGTAAGTTGTGTTATAACTAGTAGTTGTTGCTTTTAATGTGTTGTATGTGGTTGTAGTACTTTTTGATGTACTGTATGTGGTAGTTGTGCTATGGTTAGTATTATAGTTTGTTAATGTAATATGGCTTGTTGAGTAAGTAGTTGTAGTACTTCTCTGTGTAGACCATGTAGTGTTTCTTGAACTACTTGTAGAATAGTTAGTAACTGTACTATGATTGGTATTATAAGTAGTTACAGTTGTATGACTAGTGTTATAAGTAGTGGTAATAGAAGAAGTAGTGTTCCAAGTTGTGGTTGTGCTTCTGTCAGTTAACCAAGATGTATTTGTAGCATGACTTGTACTGTAATTAGTTATAGTACTTTGACTAGTGCTCCATGTAGTAGTAGTACTGTGATTAGTACTAAAAGTAGTAGAGGTAGTGTGAGAAGTATTATATGTTGTAGTAGTTGACTTGCTTGTATCAAAACTAGTTATTCTATTGTATGTAGTTGTCCATGTAGTTGTAGTTGCATGGTTAGTAGCATAAGTGGTAGTAGTGCTATGACTTGTAGCAAATGTTGTTGTAGTACTATGATTAGTGTTATAACTTGTCACTGTACTGTGATTAGTATTGTATGTGGTAACTGTGCTTCTAGTAGTAGACCAGGTTGTATTAGTACTTCTTGAGGTACTAACAGTTGTGTTAGTATTATGAGAAGTATTATAAGTAGTTGTAAAATTTGTTATAGTACTAAAAGTAGTTGTCCAGCTACTAGATGTAAGGAATGTAGTAGTAGTGGATTTACTTGTTGCCCAACTAGTTGTAGTTGACCTAGCAGTATTATAAGTAGTTGTGGTACTTCTGTTAGTACTATGATAAGTAGAGGTATTCTTTGTTGTAGAATTAGTTACAGTAGTAGACCTTGATGTATTAAAACTAGTTATAACATTATAATTAGTGGTATAAGTAGTTGTAGTTGACTTATTGGTATTAAAAGTTGTTGTTGTACTCTGGCTAGTAGCAAAAGTAGTTGTTGTAGCCTTACTTGTGGCATAAGTAGTAGTAGTAGCCCTAGTAGTTATGTAAGTTGTTGTAGTACTTCTAGAGGTTGACCAGGTAGTACTTGTACTTCTAGTTGTAGCAAAAGTAGTAGTTCTTGAAGTAGACCTTACAGTTACTGTACTCTTTGAAGTTGCAAAAGTTGTAGTGGTACTTCTTGATGTACCATAAGTTGTGGTAGTTGTTAAACTAGTTGAATAATTTGTAATAGTACTTTTAGAAGTATAATATGTAGTTGTCTTTTGTGTGTTTACTGGTACAGCTGTTGAAACAGTTGTAGACCATGTTGTAACAGTGCTTTTTGAAGTACTATAACTTTCATTAGTAATTTTAGATGTAGACCTAGAATAACCTGTACTTTTACTTGTACTCCAACTTGTAGTTGTAGTATGACTTGTGTTAGTAACAACATAAGTAGTTCTTGAAGTGTTCCAAGAAGTTGTAGTAGAATGGGAAGTATTAGGCATATTCTTTTCTTTTTATCTTAAATTAATTCTTTACCCAAAAGGTTGTCATCTGCATCAAATGCATCTTTTACATTTATTTGTATTCCAATGTAGTCTCCATCTTTAAACCTTGCTCTTGCTTTATAACAACTAACAGGAATAATATCAGTATTAGTATAGGTTGCTTTAACCATCCCACCATAAATTTCTTCAAGGTCTTTACCTTCTACTTTGTATTCTTTTTTGTTTGAGCCATCAGCATTAGACCTTTTAAAATGATTAAACTGTCTTATCTGAACAATAGGCTTAAAATTCTGTATGTCTAACAAAGCATCATTGTGAAATATATCAACTAAAAATTTGTTGTCAAAACCTATTCTTACAGCTTCATCCATTAACACTTTTAAGCTTTCATAATCCTCTGCTATGTCTCCTAGCAAAGCTACATCAAAATCTACTGTAGGTATAATAGATTTACCAAATATTTTTTCAGCCACATTTCCTACTATGTAAGCATCAAATACACTTGCATCTAAAAGAGGTTTCCACTCTTTGTACCAAGCATTAATATTTTTTGTATTAGGAGAAGTAAGATGATTAGTAGTAGTAACATCTCCCATTTTATAATATGTCTGATCTATTGCCATGTTGTTTCTTTTAATTTAATTTTATGATGGAGATGGGAATGGTGGTGATGGGTCATAATTTCCTCCTCCTCCTCCAGAAGTGTCATAAGTTGTTGTTGTACTTCTTGATGTAACCCAACTAGTACTTCTACCAGTAGTTGTATTGTAAGTAGTAGTTGTTGACCTTGTTGTGTTCCAACTAGTTATTACATTATAGTATGTAATATAAGTAGTTGTAGTATCTACAAGGGTATTATAGCTTGTAGTAGTACTTACATTAGTAAGTCTACTAGTATTTCTCATACTATTAGTACTCTTAGTAGTACTGTGACTAGTGTAATAAGTAGTAGTTGTACTTTTAGATGTTATCCAAGTTGTATTTGTACTTCTACTTGTATTAAAAGTTGTACCTGTTGTCCTAGTAGTACTAAAAGAAGTATTTGTAGATACATTTGTATTCCAGGTTGTAGACCTAGATGTGTTGTATGTAGTCACTGTACTTATACTTGTGTTAAAAGTAGTTGTAGTACTGTGAGAAGTATTGTAGTTTGTTATAGTACTTGTTGAAGTATTATAAGTAGTAGTAGTACTCTTGCTAGTATTCCAAGTAGTAGTAGTGGATTTTGATGTACTCCAGGTAGTTGTAGTACTTTTACTTGTACTATGAGATTTTGCTGTACTTCTATTTGTACTCCAAGTAGTAGTAAAACTTGTGCTACTATTATAAGTAGTAACTGTATTGTAAGAAGTATTCCATGTAGTGGTAGTACTATGGCTAGTGTTATATGTTGTTGTAGTAGCCCTACTAGTAATCCAAGTGGTAGTTGTACTCTTACTAGTTGTAAAGTTAGTTGTAGTAGTTCTACTAGTGTTAAAGCTACTGTTAGTTATCTTACTTGTATTGTAAGTAGTGCTTGTAGACCTAAGTGTATTCCAAGTTGTTGTAGTAGCAATACTTGTGTTAAAAGTAGTAGTGGTGCTATGATTTGTATTGTATGTTGTAACAGTTGATTTACTGGTACTGTATGTTGTAGTAGTAGCTCTACTGGTATTGTAAGTAGTTGTAGTGCTTTTACTAGTGTTATATGTGGTTGTGGTAGACCTTGATGTAGACTGTGATACTGATGTAGACCTATTTGTAGACCATGTTGTTGTGGTAGCCTTAGAAGTCTCATAAGTAGTAGTAGTATTTCTGCTTGTATTATAAACAGTGGTAGTACTTTTACTTGTGTTCCATGATGTGGTAGTAGCTCTAGAAGTAAGATAACTAGTGCTAGTACTCACAGTAGTACTGAAAGTAGTGGTAGTAGATTTAGAAGTACTAAAAGTTGTATTAGTAGCTCTTGATGTGTTATAAGTAGTACTAGTGTTTTTAGTAGTGTTGTACACTGTATTAGTACTGTGACTAGTAATCCATGTTACAACTGTTGAAATAGTTGTATCAAAGGTAGTAGTTGTACTGTGACTAGTATTATAGCTTGTTGTTGTAGACCTAGTTGTAATGTAGGTAGTTGTTGTTGACTTAGATGTGTTATAAGTTGTAGTTGTAGACCTAGATGTAGGAACATTAGTCTGAGTTGAATGTGAGGTAACATAATCAGTAGTAGTAGACTTAGATGTACTCCAAGTAGTAGCTGTAACATTAGTTGTAATGTAGCTAGTACTAGTATTCCTAGAAGTATTAAAACTTGTAGTAGTGGATTTAGATGTGTTCCACTCTATGATTTTGCTGAACCCTATATTCATATATCTTTATATTAAGAAAAGTCACCAATGTAATTTACTATTGCCTGTGTTGCATTTATCACATAATAAGATAATATGGAAGTTTTACCACTTGCTGTAACCCAAGCTGGTTCATGTCCATTTGATGTAAGAAGGTTACTAGGTAAATTTCCTGGAGTCACTCCTGCAGAATTTACTATAGTAATCATGCCAGATTGACCAACATTTGCTGCTGAAATAGAAGCAACAATACTATAACTTCCTGATGCATTTATCAGGAAGTTATTGTTAGCTGAAAAATCTATAGTGTGATTACCTGAAACCTTAGAAACAGTAGTAGGTAAGTTACTACCCACTCTTTTTAGAGAAGTATAAATGTTACCATCCACACTTCCATCTGCCCTTAAAATCTGAGAGGAAGTACCATTCTTCTTTATGAAAGAGGTAGCTTCTATATTAACTATAAATTTTCTTTTTGCCATTGTATTGTTTTTTAAATGTTACTCAGATAACTATCCAATTACTGTCACTAATAAATCTGCATTTCCAACAGCTTCATTAGTTTCAATTGTAATGTTTCCATTAGTGTAGTTTATTACAACTTCACATTCTACTTGTTCCCCTGTACTTACAAGTGCAGTAAAAACTGAAAATTGTCCATTAGAATTTACTTGGTGTGTTGAAGCAGGTACTGATAAAACAAGTAAAGAACCATTACCAAAAGTACCTGAGTATCTTTTAGCTTTTGAATCTGCTAATGTTTTTAATACCTTACCTTGAGCTGCAGTTAATCCTTCTGTTGTAGAATCACTTGTCAAAGTATTGTTTAGAGTAATTGCATCTAAAAATGCAGACATGTTAATCTCAAAACTACTAGCATCATCTCTTGTGAATGTTGCAATACCTGTACTACCATTTAAAGTTCCACTTGCAATTCTTGCTGCATTAGTATCATCTAAATAAAGAGTTAAATCTAAAGTAGTTGTATCTCCATTTTCATCTACATAAGTAAGGTTGTTTCCAGCCAAACCTAAAGTAGTTAATGTTTCAGTATCTGTAAACACTGCATCAGAAGGTACTGGTGCTTCAACTAATGGGTGATCTACATTAGACACTTTAGCATTGTTGGCTACAATCTCATTGAACTTAGCAGCACTTAATAGACCTGCTAAAGAGGTAGTTGCACTTTGTAAGATAATGTCATCTTGAGACCCATCAGAGTCAATACCATAGGTAGTACCATTTCTAGTACCATCTCCTAATTGTGTTGCTGAGTTTGCACCTAATGCATCTACCCAAGAACCTCCTGCATAGATTAAAAGTGTATTACTTGCTGTGTTAAAGTAGGCTTGACCTTCCTTTGGTGATGTTGGTGCTGATGATGCATTGTGAAACACAGCTCTCAGCAATTGATTTCCAGATAAATTAATATCTGATAGAAATTTTCTTTCTGCCATTGTAGTTTAGTTTAAGTAGGCTTTTCCAGAGAAGCCAGGTGTGAATGTTATTATTAATTTATTTCTGGTAATGTGTTGAATTGAAGCTTCTACTTCCACTTCATTATCATCTACAATTACTGTAGATGGATATTTGTCTAAGTTATGTTCTATTACCCACTCTTCTAGTTCAGCAGGTTGAATGTATGTAAGATGTTTGTCTCCACTACCTCCAGCTCCTCCACCACCTGTACCACTTTGTACACTCTGTTTTGCTTTTAGGCATTTTACCTCTCTGTATAGGTAATCTATTTGTTTAATGATGCTAGCCATAGGTTTATTGTTTATGTTTTATAAAATTGTATTTTTACCTGCTTCCTGTACTTCTGTCCAATAATAGAAACTAGCTTTGTCTTTGTCTATATCTAGTATTCTTTTATAAGGCAACTTGTGTAAGTACTCTCCTTTAAAAAACAATCTACTTTGATTGTCAGTCACTCCTGCATTATGTAAAATCCAATTCTTTTTAGTTACATCAATATCTTGAGTGCTCCACCCAAAATCTAGTCTTGTATCTACTTTGGTTTCATGACCATTTCTCCAAGCATTCCAAAGCAATGACCACATTCCTGCAGTCCACTTCTGTATGGGGTAGTCATTCTGATGCTTCTTAACATAAGAGCTTTCAACTCTTTTAAAATAAGAATACAACTCAATGCTATTTCTTTCTACCTTTTCCCAAAACTTCCAGTTCTCTCCTATGATTATATACTGTGCACCACCAGAGTTACTATTCATTAATTTTGGTATCAGTGGGTCTATCCCTATAATCTGACACATCATCTTATAGATGTCATCTCCTTTCTTCTGTATATAGTCATAGTTTATGTATGAATTTGTATCACTCATATACCAGGTTTTACCTTCAACCCAACTAACTTCTGGGGGTCTAGTAAACACTATATCACTGTCATGTAAAAATAACCTTTCTTTTTCTAATTCAGGGTGAGCCATCATGTGATTTTTCATTAAATTAAAATAGATAGAAGGTATATAACTTTTATCCTTTCTTGTGTCTTTGTAAAAGAAGAACCTTACAGTGTTATAATGTGCTTGTAACCTTTTCCATACTTCAGGAATCTCCCCTGTAGTAGTAGAACACAAGATATCAATCTGATTAGGATTAACTCCTTGCTTTTTAAAGTTCTGTATCAACACCTCTACTTGCCAAGTATAGTAATTGTTAGTAGGTTGTGCACATATATATCTCACTATAGTCTTTCTTTTAATTTGTTTGCTCTTTTTAAATACTTTCTTGAGGTACTTAAATGAATTGATTCAACATGTTCTGCAAGCTTTGCAGCTGATTCTATTTCACTTTCTTTAGAGTACACCTTTACAAGTGTTTCTCCTACTAGTACATCTTCAAATGTGGCACCACTTAAATGACCATCTCCTACAAATACATCTATAGGTATAACTTCAGTCTTTATGAAATATCTTTCTCTACCTTTAAACATAGGATTGTATTTTAAAGGGATAACTTCTCCTAGAACTTCTAAGGCAGCTAAGTCTTCTTTTCTTACAATAATGTCTATATCTCTTGGTGTTCCAGATATACCTCTTATGGTGTCTACAAAACTCCCTACAAAGATCACCCTTGAATGGGTGACCTTTACAAGTTGTTTTATTAATTTAATTAGTTCATCAGTCATTAACAGCTTTGACTTGTTGCTGTTAAATTACTGTATCCACCAACCATGTTGTCATCTTTAACTCCATCCCATCCTGGCATATCTACTATCTCTATAAAGTCTATATCAGCACAGAAAGATTGACTTGTCTGACCTCCAGTAGTTATTGTTATCTGAGGACCTCCTTCACAAGGAGTATATCTTATTTCAGTAAACTCTCCTGATGGATGATTACTACTAGTCAATGTCCATGTTTTACAATCTGTAGAAACACATTCTCCTTGTCCTCCAAATGCAGTTCCAGTCCATTGTCTCCAACCTATTGTAGATGCTTCTCTAAAGAAAAGTGCACCTGGTCTTGTTCCACCACTTGCAGCACTAAAAATGTTTGTTGCAGTTAATAGTCTTGAACCATTAGGCATATAGAAATTTGTGTAACTTGATGAAGCACAAGCACTGTAATCATTGTTCCCACTAGATGCAAGTACTACACTTCTGTAAGCAGAAGTACAAGCTGAACCAGAGGTTAGTGTTCCTCCATTAAGTGTGCTACTAGTTATAGTACCACAGAAGTTTACAGACTCTCCTTCATATAAAACATAAGTAATACTGTTTCCATCACAAAGAACAGCATTAACTGTCATGCTTTCTCCTGATTGAACTTGTCCAGCCATTGTAGCTGTCCATACTTGACAATTTGCAGGTGCTGCAGTTGTAGCTGTTATTGACAACAAAATGCTAGTAGAACAAGCTCCTGTAGCTTGTACTTTAACTATTGTTGTGCCACTAGGAACTGTAACATCATACCCTGCTAGTAATTGAGACCTACTTACAGTTGCAAGAGTTGCAGCATAATTGTCTGCATCTGAATGCAAAGTAAATGATGTAGTATCAATCCCTGCTGTTGTTAATGTTATTTTTGTTATCATAATTTATAATTGTTAACTTGTTTATACTTCTTCTGCATTACCTTCCATTTCACATTCTGGGGTAACATCTTCTATTGTCCCTATCATTGAGCAATCAAGAACTTGTATGCTCTGATTAGCTGTACATCCATTAAGTCCTCCTGTTACTGTAACATCATACACTCCTGGTCCATTTACTATAATGTTAGCAGAAGTTTCTCCTGTACTCCACAAATAAGTCTTACTACCTTGTGCAGTAGACCCACTTGCACTTAGTGTTACAGAACCTGGTAATGAACCTGTCTCAACTATGTTGACTGAAGGTGCTATTACATTTTCTGAAACTATTTTAGTGATAGTACTTGTCTTGTTATTGTAACTATCTGTAACCTGTACTGAATATGTACCTGGACTATTGACAGTTAAGTTTTGTGTAGTTGCTCCTCCTGGAGACCACAAGTAAGAAGGTGTACCTTGGTAAACTACATTTGCAGTTAAGATGTTACTTGTATTAACACATGTTAATAAATCTCCTCCAGAGATAGAACCTGATGGAGCTAACTTGTTTATTACTGATACAAACAATTCAGAAGAACACTCACCTGTAGCTACACATTTTATTGCTGTAGTACCTGCTGGCATTGTAACTGTTTTACCTGCCATCAATTCTGCTCTAGTGGCAGTATCTTGTATAGCAGTATAACTGTCTGCATTGGAATAAAGATTAAAAGCAGTAGTGTCTATACCTGCTGTTGTTAATGTCAATATTATTGTCATATCTCTATAATTATTTTATACCTCATCTGCAGTTCCTACTAACTCACAATCATCTGGTGCTGCTGTGGTAGTTGTAGTTGTGCTTGTTGTGGTGCTAGTTGTTGTTGTTGTACTTGTACTAGTTGTTGTTGTAACTGGGTCCTCTGTAGTAGTAGTTGTTACTGGATCTTCAGTAGTTGTTACTTCTTCAGTGGTAGTGGTTGTTGTTGTTGGACAAGCTGTTGTTGTGTACTCAGGACATACAGGACATAAAGTAGTAGTTGTTGTGCTATTTACTATGTCTTGTATTTCTTTGATGTTAACTCCAGAAGAGTTTATACAACAAAGTATAGACTCTGATTGATACTTATCATTGATGTAAGCAATCTCATCTAAATCTGAAACATCTCTAAGGTCAGCAAAGTACATTATTAAATAATCTAAAGATATCAAATCTTTAGTAAGTTGTGAATTGTATTGTGATACACCTGTTACAGATTCTGTAGTAATGTCACAATAAATTTGTGGCTCTATTAAACAACTAATTCCCTTATGAACTTTCTGAAAGAAAGAGTCATACTTAGGAGAAGACAAATATTTTAAGGTATCTATCTTATTTCTTGTTGCTAGTAGTGCTTTGTATATGTCTAAGTTTAGGTCTGTGCAATCTGCACATCCACAACCACAATCACAGGTAACAGAAAATATGCTCTCTATAGTTGATAATTGTAACTTTACATAATGGTTTATTATAATAGTAGATTCAGTATCTAACAGTTCTAGCTTTACACTATACCTGCCATCTACTTTTATAGGTAACTTGTAGTTAACCCCAGGCTCAATAGTACCTACTAAAATGGTCTTATCTGCTGTACAAGGGTCTATCTCAGAGAGAGTAAATCCAATGGCTGTAGGCTCATTGTTTAAGATGTAGTTAACATCTTGTAGTGTAGTTAATGTATGATTTACGTCTGCCATCTTAAGATTTTTAAGTGTTTGTAAGATACTAAAAAAATAAGGGTTAAGGTTTATCCTTAACCCCTATTTATATTAATTTAAAGAATACTAAGAAGAAGGTTGGTTGTCACATACTTCAATAGCATCAACTTTACCAGCTGTCATTACATTGACAAAATCTCCTACATTCTTACTTAAAGCTCCTGCTTCATTAGAAGTTGCAATGATTGTTCTCATGAAATGAGCATTAGATTCCCATCCTGAAACAGAAACTTGGTCATAACTTAAGTGTATCAAATCATACTTCTTATCTTGGTCAGCAAAGTACTGTGCACCTTCTAAAGCAACTCCATTTAAAGGAGACACTCTGTAAGGAGTACTGTTCTTCCATCCATTAGCAACATACTCTAATTGCTTAACATCTGTTCCTGCTCCTTCTTCATACACCATTGGTGTAGTAATAGTAGCATTCTTAAACCCTTTTGTAGAAGTCACAATGATTTCTGTTTGGTTAGGGAAAAAGTATCCTAAGTTAATTTCAGAGAATTTCTTCAATGATTTAGGATTAACAGTCATAACTAAACTTTGAGTTACTACTGAATTTGCAGTTACACTTGTAATACTTGCAACTACAACTTTATCAGCATCATCATTGATTAAATCAACTAAGCTTTGTAAAACTGCAGCAGAATTTTCATCCTCACAAGTAGAATCACAATCAACACATTCAGATGTTGGTACTATAAAGTTTTTTACAACTTGATTGTAACCATTTAATCTGTAAGCTTCTTGGTTTCTGATTTCAACTTTTACACCTACTTCTCCACCACAACGCATAACTTTCAACTCACTAGCTGTAACCATCTGCACAGGTGCAGTATAACAGTTGCTTGTTAAAGATACTATGTTTCTTGATTGGATGTGTGTACCACCTGATCTGTTGATGTCAGAGACACCATCTAAATCTTTAATACCTACTGCAAAGAAGAACTTATCTACTGGTCCATCTACTGCTAAGTTTGTATCATAATCAAATGCTCCAAGAGCACCTTCTGCTAAGGCACCTAAGCCTGTTCCTGCTACTGCAATTGTTGCAACTGTTGGAATTAATACTGTAAAAACATCATTGTTTCTTGACATAATTTTTAATTTTAAATGTTTGACTTATGAAAGTTGATTATAATTCAACTTATCTTTTTTAATTGTTAAATCAGGAACTTGTAAATCACCTGATGCTATAGCTACAGCTAAATCTATAATTTCTCTGTGGACTGTACTAGGTAAGTCACAATCTACATTAGTAGATAGAACCACTCCTGCCAAAGTTTTATAGCTACCTCCCACAAAACTTTCACTGTTATTCACAGATACAGGTTGTTTGATGTAATCTATATTAAAACTTTTTACAGAAAACTCTCCAGATGTGAACACCTTTATACCTCCATTAAAAAATCTGATGTTAACTTCTCTCCAAAGGAAAGAGCTTTTATCAAATGAACTTACTTGAAAACTATCATCATGTTGTCTTACAAATACCTTGTCTGCAGCTAGTTCACATGCTCCACTTTTCATTATTAATTTACCTGTGCTTACATAATTAAAGTAATCACTTGGTAAACTAAAGATAGCAGTGTCTGCATCTTCTGTAGTCTTAGTCAAGGACTTTGAGTTAACAACAATAGTTCTGATATCATCAATTACTCTCTGACTTATTTCAAACCCTAATCTGGTTGCAAATTTGGGTTCAGCCACAATCTTAGTGAATAGTTCAATTGCTTCATTAATCTTCCAATCAATCTCAGGAACCTTTAAGTTTCTGTATTGTTGTGAGTCTAGCTTATTAAGCTTACTCTTAAAATCATAATGCATTTCTTTTATATTCATTTTTAATTGTTTTAGAAGTCTAACTATTTAGTTTACCTAAGATGCTAGTCTTCATGTTTTGGTTCTGTGGATCTTGGAACCATTCAACAGCTGATTCAAAATCATAGCCAATCTTATCTGATAGATAGAAAACTGCTGTACCTTCTTTTGTCAAGATATTTCTGTGAATTGCTTCCATAACTGCTGCTGTAGTAAACAAGTCTTTCTTGTCTTTACTAGCTTCTCTTAGGAAGTCATCCAATCTATCTTTAATAAGGTCATCAATCTCCCCAACCAAATAGTTGTCACTTTTACCTCTTACAGATTTGTTAGTTAATATCTGAATGATACTAGCTTGTGCATCTTTAGAGAGGTCTAAGGATAATTTAACTGCAGCCTGTCTTTTCTTAGCTTTACTTGCTTTGATGTTCTCTTCTTCAGATTCATCAAAAATTACATGTGTAGCTTCAGGGTACAATCCATTCTCCCAATCTTTCATACTGTTAGCAACATACTTGCTTGCTTTAAGCATTTTAACTCTGACAAATTCAAGTGCAATTGCATCATCTAAGATCATTGTTGCATTCTCCAATTTAATTGAACCCATCTTGCTGTTCCAGAAAGAGTGTGGTTCATCTTGATTGAAAGTACTTGATAAGTCTACTTTTAACTTTTTTTGATACTTTTCTACTTCTTGTTCAGTTAGTCCAGTTGCATAACCACCTGTATTGTGGTCATATAAAGCTTCTATTGTATGTGGTTGTGTGAAAGATTCCTGATCTGTTTTACCATGCCATTTTGGAATACTTAATGGTCTAATTTCTACTTTTGCCATAATGTTTTGCTTATAAATATTAATTCTTGTATATAGTTCTTTTCATTGTATGTTAATGAACTTAGTATTTGATTTTAATCATCTTCTCTGATGGTATAAAATAAAGTCAGGGAACTCAATCCCTGACTCTAAGTTGTCCTTTTGTTCCTAGTTTCTAGAAAGGATTAATTCACCACATCTTCCAATGTCTTCAATGTGCATACCTGATTGTTTCTCAACATGCATTTCATAGAAGTCACCTGAATGGCTCATTAACTTTCCATCATTAGGACCATAAGGGTTGGTCAAACCAGCAACATACCCAAGTTTGTATGACTTGTTTTTGTTTACTATTCTACAGTTAGAAGATTTACCTTCTCCTGAGAAATCTAAGAATGTGATTCTTTGAGATTCAAGAGGGTAACCTGTAACAGGGTCAATTTCAAAATTGATTTCTCTATCATCATAAAGTGGATTGTGAATTAATTCTAATTCAGCACCATTTGCCATTCTGTATTTTGTGAATTGGTAACCTGCAGATACAGCATTATCATTGTATTCAGAAGAACCCTTCTGGATAAATAAATCTTGTACCACCTGAATAAATCCAGTTTTAGTTGCCCAATCTTGTATAGCTCTGTGGAAGTTAATCATTCCATATTCACCTGAATATCCTTTGATTTTTCTTGCAGCACCTGGCTTAACTCTTGAGTAGAAAATACCCATTAAGTACTCTTCAATTAACCTTGCAGTTAAGTGAGAATAACGCTGTGTGTGAGAATCTTCTAACATCTCTTGTAATCCTGGTCCTGTTCTGATTGGTCTACCATTGGCAGATAATACTGAATCTGTACTTCTTGAGTACCAGTATCCTCTTTCAATTTCTCTGTACCATTGTTGCCAGTACTCTACCTCTGCATACTTAACCCATGAATCATGGTAAGTACCCATTGAGTCTGGAATCTTTACAGCCAATACCTCATTGTGTGCATCTCCTGTAACCTTGTACTTCTTTCTGAATCTAGACATTCTGTTTGCCATAGTGATAGGCAAAGCATATTGTGTAGAACCTGATTGAGTTTCAGCTTCAGCATATTGAGAATACAATTTACCCCATTGTGTTCCTGCTTTGAAATACATAGAAGGAATAAACAATTGTGGGTTATCACTCATCAAACGTAAAGTGTAGATAAAACCTTTCCCATGAGGAACACGCTCTTCTTGTACTCTACATTGGAACTTCTTGTTAGTAGTTCCTGGAGTAATGATGTCTCCTGGCTCATACCAGTTCTCATCTAATTTGATTTTGAAAGTCCCTTTGAACTTTCCTTTTGTTGTATCTCCAGGAGATACATCTTCTAGTACTACTAAAGGTCTAGTGCTTGCAGCACGCATATCCCATTCCCACATAGAAGAATTGGTGTTTTCCTCTCTACCTTCTTTAAGTGCCATAGCAGTTAAAGGGTTATCAGAATACTTTTCAGCTGTAAACAACTGTCCAATTTTTGACTCAAACTTGTCTGGCTTTGCAATAAGAGCTTTACCTAAATGGTTCATCTCTGTCATGTTAGCATGCCAAGGCATTTGTTTGGTAATTAATTTGTTACCTACCATAATCTAACTTTTTAATATTAGTTTTAATTTATAATTACTTTTTTAGAAAAATTCTGAAAGGCTTTTTCTACTACCTGCTTTACCTGAATTTGTAGGTCTTACAGAAGTCTTTTTTCTTTGAATGTCATCCTTCAATGTTTTAGTCTTAGCAGTGGTTGCACTGTTAATGATACTAGAAACATCAAAATCATTCTGTAATAATTGAGCAAGTACTAACATTTTATTAGGATCTTTAAGTGTAGCACTTAACTTATCCTGCATACCTGTTATATGCTTGTTCTTCCCAACTTTTACAGTGGCTTTAGTGATAAAAGGGAGTAAAGTTTTCTTACTCTCTTTAGTAAATTTAAAGTTGTCCACTTCTTCTATAGCTTCTAAAGCTTCTTGGACACTTGTAGCAAAAGCTAACCTACCTTCTTCTGCAGTCTTTTCTGCAGCTTTGGTATTATTTGCTAAATCTTCTTTGGTCTTCTTGTCATTTTCTTTTAACTTACCATCAAACTTCTGTGCATACTTTTCTAACTTGCCACTATCTTTAAGCCACTCAATCTTATCATCTATGTCTTCAGGATCTTCTCCTTCTTGTTCATAGTAATATCTGCTGACCTGTTCTTGATAGGACTCATCATCCAAGTCTCCTTGTGGAGCACCTGTACTCTGACCATAAGTTTTAAAGAAATCTTCAGTACTTCCACCTTCTTTCTTGTGCTTTAAAAATGCAGCACCATCAGCGTCTAGTTCTGAAAAGAATCCCTCAAAAGCTTCCTCTACCCTTGAATCTATCTCTAAATCCTGTAATTCAATGAACTTATCTTCTGTAAAATCTTCCCCTTCAGGAATATCTACATTTTGAAAGATACCATCTTCTTTCATTCTAGAAGCTAAAGTTTTGTAGTAATCTTTATCTACATCCTCATCACTTCCCTGGTCCTCTTCTCCTTCTTTTGTTTCTCCTGGCTTGTCTACAATATCAAAGAAACTATCTTCTTCTTCATCTTCCTCTTCTCCTTCTTTCTTTGTATCAGCTTTAGGAGTGGGTTCTTTTCCATCTTCCTTTTTAACATCTGAAACAACATCAGGTTTTACATCTTCTTTGGTTCCTGTTTCAGCAATACCAAAAAAGTCTCCTCCTCCTGTATCATCCCATTGAAAATTGTCTAATGCTGTGTCTGTTGCTGCTTGTGCTTCTGCAGTCTTGTTGTCTTGGGTTTGTTCTGTTCCTGGCATTTAATGTAAATTTAAGTATTAATATTAAGATAAGTTAAGTATTAAACTTAACTATTAGAGATTAACCCTAATAGCCAAATTTAACTTATTCCTTATTCTTTCTTTTGTTTTGCTTGAGTTATTTTTTGTTTCTCTATAGAGTTTTTCTCTTTGTTCTGTTTCTTGTCCTCTTCAAACTTTTTTTCATCTAAATTCTGCTTCCTCATTTTTAAGTCTGCATCTGCACCATCCTTATATAGCTCTACTATATCTGGTGTGCCATCATTATCCATGTCTTTGTTCTCATTGAATCCCATAGAAAGCATAGCTTGCTTTTGTAGGTCAATTTCCCCTTTAGCTTGGATTTGCTCCAATGTATTAGCTTGAGTAAGATCCATTGTCTCTCTTTGCCATTGTCTTGCAGCTTCTTCATTTTTACCTTGCTCTTGTATAGCTTGTAATTGTTGTGCTTGATTTTGTTGAGTCATTTCATTTTCTCCTGTCTCAAGTAATTCTTCTGCTTCTTGTATTCCTTCAGCTCTAATTACTTTAATAACACTAGACAGCTTTATAGAATTGTTCTGCTGTGCTGCATGTGCTAGTTGTTTAACTAGTTCCACTGCTTCATAAGCTTTAGAAGATGAGGTTACAAATATTCCATAAGTAGAAGAATCTAATAGTCCAGCATCTACTTTTAACATTTCAGTAGACAAGTCATCTAAAGTATATGTAATAAATTCATCTTCTGAATCAGAGTATGATATTTTACATTGCTCTATCAGTGCCTGAAGTACATTTCTCTTTACATGATTATGTAAGTCAAAGTAAGGTTCTAAGATAGTAGAAGCAGAAGACATATTCTGTTGTGTATTTGCTACTGCATCTCTTTGCTCAATCTGTCCTATTAACCCATCAGTAATACCTACAGACTTCCCACATTGGTCATCTATGTATCCTGCTAAGTCAATATACTTCTGTATGTCAGACATTAAAGACATGTCAACTTGTTTAGCCATGTTAGTCACATCTAAACCTTTGTTACCTTCTTCATTAGGATTAACCCAACCTATCTTTAAAGCTTCTGCATAGTACAACCACTTCTCTATGTCTATACCTGAAGACTTAGGTATGGCATTAATATTCATAAGTAATAGCTTACCCTTGTCAGAAGCCATTAATAGCTCTACCCTGTACATAATGATGTTGTAGTAGTATTGCCACACTTTCATTCTGTCCATCAATGATGTTGTCTCAGAATTTAAGTTGTCATAAGCTGCTCCATAATAAGGTAGCTTAGATTCAAATAAATTGTTTAAATCTTTGTGTTGCCCTTCAACAGGTTGCATCCTAAGATACATATCTCCTCTTGCTACATAAGTTTCATATACTTCTGGAATCCACTCCCAAGACATTTTTATGTCTCCTAAGTCTTTGTCCATTTTGTAGTTTTCTCCAACTACAGTCATCTGAGTTTCTCCTGTTGCTAAGTCAGCATACTCTAAGAAACCTATTCTTCTAAGTCCTTTCCATGTGTAATGGAAAACTGATAAAGTGTTTCCTGTTTGGCTTTCAGTTTCATTGAATGCCCAATCTCCAGCATTTGTAGGACCTCCACCTTTTGCTTCAGTGTATGCTTGGTCTATTTGTTCATCTGTCAATTCATCTCCAAACATGGTAACAAACTGAGATGGTGTCATTCTATATTCTGCTACTGCCCATTCTCCATCTTCAATAAAATCTGTATCAGGAGATTTGTCATAATCAAACCTAATAGGATTAGTCACTCCTAAGCTAGGTTTTCCCCTAACCTGTCCTACCCAGTAAATTTCTTCCCCAGATAATGTTGCATGTTTCCAACCTTTGTCAAACTTTCTTTTTACATCCTGCTTCTGTACAATCCCTTGTAACAGTTGATGTCCAAGTGCTTCAGCTGGATCTTGATGTTGCCTAGACATGTACTTCCCTACTTCAGGGGGTGTCATAGCTTTCATCTCTTCAGCCATTGCTTGCTCTATCTGCTTTGATTCATCAGGAGTAAGTTCTCTACCTTTTGCTTGTGCTTGATACTTCTGTTCTACCTCTGCTTGTATAGGAGCCATAATTTGAGATACAGTGTACTCTTTAATCATGTCAAACTTTACCTTTTCTTTTCTGTTGGTAGCTTCTTCATTAACTGCTAGTGTCTTAAATGAGAATGGTCTTTTCATTTCCATCCCTATCACTGCCTTTATTCTAGGAGAAGTAATATCCTTGTTTGTAAAGGTTGCAGGTAATTCTCCTGAACCAGCACCAAAAGGCTTACATACATAAGCAAAATCTTCTTGGTTTATAATGTTGTTGTACAAGTCATAGTTGACTTTCTTTCTTTTGTATTCTGATACTCCCCCACTGTGAGTAGAAGAAGTAAAAGAAGCTCCTTTTAATGCATTGGCTCTGTCTTTAAACCATTGCTTTTTGTTGGAGTTCTTTTGCTGTAGTGAGAGTCTAACCCCTTTTCCAATATCTGCCATTGTTATATTTTTAGTTTTTGTTAAACAAATTAAGTTCCAATAAGTCTTTTATATTCTGGTTTTGTTCCCCTGTGTCAGAGTACTCTTTGCCTAGTTCATCTTCCTCTACTTGAAACATAACTTGCATCAATGACATAACTCTATCAAAGTTACCCTTTTTATTGTAAAGAATCAACTCTTCTAGTAAACCAACATCATATATAAAATCTAAATTTAGTAGTACATCTCCATTTTCATCAAAATCCCTCTCCTCTAGTAGCCACTGCTTTATGTACTTGGCACCAGCATCTTTCAACTTCTCATTCATGTGACACCCATATACTCTAGCTACTCTTGAAGCTTTGATATTCTTAGATATTACACCATCAGGTTGTGCTGCAAGTAAATGTAGCTTCTTTCTTCTTTCAAAGTATTTCTTTACATCAGGTACTTCATTCTCATACATTACTTCTGCATTGTATAATTCTGCTAGAAGCTCTACAATTCTATTGCAGGAATCTGAGGTCTGTGGTCTACCTACATAAGTAGCAACAATAATGTTTTTAGTGCTGTTTCCTTTCTGTATTGTTTTGTAAACATATACTGCTGCCAAAGATACACCAGAAGTTTGGTCTTGCCTATAAGGGTCATACCCTATTTTATACAAGCCTTTAGGTGGATTAGATGGAAACTCAAAGATAACAGGGCATCCTGTTAAGTCTGCTTCCTTTACTTTGTAATGTATTATTGGGTTTAACTTGTTGACCAGATCTGGTTCAGCTAGGATTTTACCCCCTTCTGCTCTTCTTAGGGAGACTGGTGTTCCCTTCTTTAACATCAACTTTTCTCTTAATACTCTGTTAAGTTGTGCTCTTAATTCTATGACAGGAAAATCATTTGTGGACACTGTTAAAAAAGCTTCTGATGGCTTTAGTGCAAACTCCTGAACATGTCTTTGATATGCTGTACTGTTATTACTACTTTCAAGTATGACTTTTCTTCTTGATTGTTCAAACTCTAAGGCTGCAGGAATGTTTGAATTACCTTGCAAATCATAGAACCCTTCTAGGTTCTTTGTCACTGGGTGGAAGAATCCACAAGTAGTCTCTTGGGCATTGTCATCCCAAGTGTTAATGAATGGCATTAAGCCATAAGCTACTGGATTATAAAACATGTCAGCAAAATCTGCTGTACCTGATTTCATATCTCCACCTGTTCCAAATATAATGATTTGTCCTGTAATGTACATCCCTGCAGTAAGTGCAGGTTTGATGGCTGCATAAGAAGCTTTTAAGTTAGGAAATGCTCCTGCTTCTTCTAGTAATACAACTATACCATCCTTACCCCTGGCAGCATCAGCATTATCTTTAAAGGTTAGGGCAAATACTTCTGACTGATAACCAGACTCAATATCTACCCCATTTATTTTCTTCTTAAAAGATGCTTTTCTATGGTCTTGCTTGTCTACATAATCTCTGGATTTTCTCCAACCTGTAAACTCATTAAGGAAGTTTAGGTAATCACTTGTCATACCCATTGTACCTTTAGGGTACAAAAACTTCTTTTCTGATGCACCAATGATAACCTGTGCTTTTCTTTCAGTATTATAATAGTTAGCAGAAATTGCTCCATTCTTGTAACTATAACCTTTCCTTCTACTCTTCCCCACAATCATGTGGAAACCTCCTGTTAGGAAGTCAGGGTGTGGTTTCACCCCTAGGTTAAGGTCCTCCAACTCTTGTTTCTCTATCCCATTTCTTGCAATCTCAAGAGACCAAAAGTAATCATAATCTCCATCCCAGAAATCTGGAAAAGTAGTTGTTTTCTTGGAAGCCTTCTTCCCTTCTAATTTCTTTACTACTTGTATCTGACAAAAATTTAGATACATATAATGATGACCTGTTATTCTCTCTCCTTGTATCTCAAATCCATCCTTACATCTTTTTAACTGCTCTTCCCAATATTCTATCCATCCTGCAGTTCCCCAATAATCAGAACAGAAGTATCCATACTTTTGGAACTTAATAGCTTCTACTCTGAACAAGTCACTCTTCAGCCACTTGCCATCTTTGTCTCTAATCTTAGTTTCTGTAACCATTAAGCTAACATCTTTTTAAGTTTTGTTACCTCATCTCTATGCCTAGCACACTGCTCAAATTGTTCACTAGCTTCAAATTGTATTCTAAGCTTTTCATGATAACTAATTTTATCCTCTATGTGTAAGCTAAGTGTCTGTGTTACTGTCATACTTTACTTTTCAAAGTGATTAATCTCCTTGTTACCTATAGTCTTTGTAGACTCAAACAATTGCTCTTGGACTTTCTCTTCCATAGAGTTTAATGTCTTCATTACCTCATAGCTATCTTTCAATGCTGAGGTTATCTCTCTTGGCTTATACAATGGCAGACCTGTTCTTTCATTAAGGTCTTCCATATCAAAATCATTAAGCCACTTTAACATTTTCTCAGCTCCTGCTTTTGCTGATAGATAATACTGCAAGGTTGGAGATGCTTCTACTCTTAACTTCTCATATAACTCCATCCCTTCAACAATAAGTTGGTCTTCTACAAATAACTCTGCTTCTTCCCTGTATATTGCTTGTATTACCTTTTGTTTTCTTACTGCTTCAGCAAACCCCTTATAAGGATTGCTTTTCTTATAGCTGCAACACAACTCAATGTATGCAAACTGTCTCTTGGCACTTAACTTCTTTGGATCTGGGTCTCTATCCCAAATATCAGAGTAAGGAGATACTAACAAAGCATGCTCTGTTGGTATTACTAAATTCCCTTCTACTTTGAATAAATCCATTACTTTACAATTGTTGCTCTAAAAGTGAAAGTAGTATCTCCATAATTAGAAGACAAAATTACTCTTTTAGTTGTTATATACTTCCCTTCTTCTTGTAAATGTCTAGGCACTGCTCCAGCTTTAAATGTAACTAACAGTGTTCCTTGTTCTTTATCAAACTCAGGAGTGGTACAACCACATGATACTTCTAGCTTATCTATCTTAAAATCTTCTGGGACTTTTCCAGCAGCTTTAAATAGCATTATGTGTTTCTCTCCTGCTTTTACTTTATCTATCTCAATATGTGTTGCTTCCCAATTCATATATTAAAGTCTGTGAGTTATTTTTATTAATTCATTACTACTGTACACTACTTCAGGTTTTTTATTAACCATCTTCCAAATTACCTGTAGTCTTATATCCTTAATCAAACCTCCACTTCTGAATGTATTCCAATTATCTTTACTTAACATAGTAGGATAACAAGGTTTTTCACAAGCTTTGTTTGACATTTGTAAAGCAGTGGTGGTACATCCACACATTATACAACTGCCTTCCTTGTAACAAACATAGTCCATAACTTCAATTCTCCAATATATCTGCTCCAATATATGTCTCCTTATAAGAAAGCTCCATCTATTCTCATAAATGGCATATCTAAAATTGCCTACAAGGTAAGACTTTATATTTAATAAATTTATTTTTGCTTTCATATTAATAATTTTCTTAACTCTGTTATGTTCTTCACACTGTAGTGTTTACCATCCATTTTAATGTTATCTACAGGTTTCTGTGGATAGAAATACCCTACCTCCACATTTTTATGTAAGATAGTTAAGTTCTCTGTGTCATACACATCTCTCTCTTCACTTGTTTCTTTACCATCAGGAGCAATGTCAACTATTACAGTCTCTGTACCTACCTTACTTAACTTTAAAGTGTATCCTACTTTATTAAAATCAGTAGTGTTTAAATACTTAACCCTAATGTCCCCAGCTTGCCACAATGGAAGAAAAGCACTAGCAGCATTCCTGTCTAATAACACTGGAGTCCATGAGTTAAACTCCTCATCATACAACTCACACTCTAAATCTTCAACAAATTCTTCTTCTGTTGGTTTGTAGTACTTATTCATCTTTTTGTATTTTTAATCCTAAATCTACATACCTTACTTTGTTACAGATAAACACTCTTGAACCATTTGATTGTACTTCTACATCATGCATAAGTAACCAATTACGTACATCTTCAGAAATTTCTAGTTTCATTAAGTAAGACTGTTCTTGTCTTATAAGGTCAAAACTCTTACTACCTTCTACTCCTAATAAGTATATACTATTCATTTTTCCTCCTTTTATTAATGTTAATAGGGTCATTGTCTTTTTCTCTTTGACTTTTGTGTCCCCCTAAAGGTTTGCTAAACTTGAAACCTGTACACCCTAATATAGGGTCATAATATACTTCTATCATTCTGTGTCATCTATTAAGTTAATACCACTCATGGTTCTATCCATGAACTCATTCTCTTCTGAAGTAAAGCCTGTGTCTACTCTAGTAACATTCTCACTACTCAAAGGATTGTCTATTTCTAATTGCCCAACCTCTCTTTCAGTCAAATGATTATCAAAATGTACTTGTTCACCTAGTACAGTGCTAGCAGCAGTGACTACTTCTACAGGATCTTTTCCTTTAAGTATATCTTCTAATGCTGACATTGCTATTTCATCTTGTACGTCAAACACTTTTATGCTTGAATCTACATTCATAAAGGTAGGCTTATCTCCCTTAACAGAGTCATAAAAACATATATTGTCTGTCCTTATTATTCTTGCCCATTGTTCTGAATCCATTCCATGGTCTATAGGTATGGCATTAATGTCCATCACTAACATATTCTCCTTTATCAATTTGTCCCCTTGTGTACCCTGTGTATTTTGTGATTCTTTCTTCATATTTCTTGAACTTTAGTTTGTTATTTTTAATATGGTCTAACAATATCTTATGATAATGATTGAAAGACCTCTCATTTATAATATCCTTATTCTTGTGCATGTAAGTCAACTGCTTCATAACTCTTTGTGGAGAGACTGTCAACTTAAACAAATACTGCAGTCTGAAATCTTCCAACTTACCAGAAGTCATAGAATCTTTCATCATCCTAAACTCTGCCCTGCATATCTTATCAATAGTAGCAGGTGGCAGGTCAGGGTACTCCTTGGATATCTTCTCATAAAAAGAAGAGATCAATTCTTCTGTAAATATAACTCTAGACACTTATACTTGTTTTTGTAATTGAAACATATAGTTTTGAACAGTTGGGTCTGGATACAACATAGTGTATATCTTAAACTTATTCTGTGCGTCATCTGTCAAAAAGCCTTTCTCTTTAAGACTCTTAAAATAGTTACCTAATCCTCCAGGCTTAATATTCATTTCATCCATGACAATCTTCCTGGCTGAGGTACCAAATCTTTGCTCTGCAATGTCTCCCTCTAAAGACATAAATGCAGACAAAACCTCAATCTCTTTAGGTGTCATCTTAACTGGTAAAAACACATTCACTATTGATAAATGCTTTGTGTAGTACTCACTCTTGGGTAATGTTAGTTTTTTCTTTAATGTATTCATCCTTGTTTTCTTTTATACTGTTACTTTCTTGTTACCTTATGGAATGATATAGTGTCCTCTATCATCATAGCTTTCTTAACTATAGTGTAGATCAAAATATCATTCATCTTCTCATTAATAATACTCTCACTAGAAGGTGTCATCTTCTTGTAATCATTGACAATATCCTGTATAGATATATCATGCTTAAGTTTAAAACCATCCAATACTTCATACTTAGTGTTACCAGTTAGCTTTGCTCCCTGATTAAAGTTATGAAAAGGGTCTTTATTCCTTCTGTATTCTTTACCCTTGACAAGTATAGTCTCCTTTATTTGTGCAAGAGTGTCTTCTACTATTTCCTCAAATCTTTCCTCTGTCATTTTATTTCCTTTTAATTGTATTTCATACATATTAGGGTCTTTAACCCATAAACCTGTACCAAGCTTTGTTTCTCCCCACTGCTTTAGCATTTGGTTTACATTCTCTTGGCTTAGTTTACTTTTCATTGAACTTAATTAATTCTAAGTGAGCTGAAAGTTGTACTTCCAATTCCTCTACTAAACTAGGGATAGATAAAACTATAGGTGCTGTGATACCTTTTCTCCTAGCTTTGGTAGACAAGATTTCCATCTTTTCCTTTACCCTAGCTTTCTCCATTCCAAGCTTGAGGTCTAGTACCCTAAGCTTATGTGCCCATTCCATATAGGGCAGTACTTTTTCTTCTACTGTCATAATGAAGCAGGAGTTGAAAACACTGATGTGCTTTGTATTGAGAATAAATAATTTGGGGAATACAACCTCCTCTTAGGTGTGCATTCATTTGACTTATGTTGTTCCATACTTCAAAGTTAAACAAAATATTTAACTTTATTCATATTAAAATGAATTTAATTATAGACACATAGTAAGGTAGTTGTGGAGTGGTTGTGAAAAGTAAAACCTACCAAAAATGGTAGGAACTTACTAATTCAAATATTTATGAATACCAAAGGTAAGGAATAATTTAACACTTTCTGTGATACTTGGTAAAAGAGAAAGGAAGTATCACAAAAGATGTTAAAATTAATAGGGAATATGTCACATAGTGATTTGTTGAGGGTCAAATTTTAATAGGGGATTTTGTCACATTTTAAAAATTTTTTAAAAAAATAAAATGTGGAGATATTTGAAATGTGTAACCCTCCTTGAAACATGACCCACTCACTTTCCAAAAAGGGAAACTCCCCCTAGCCTTTGTGGAAATGGAAAGTTTTTCCTGGCAGTAATAAATAATTATGTACCCTAACCTTTTGTTATCATCTAACTCTCTATCTAACTATGTATCTATGTTGTTACTTAACTATGATGTTATGTTATCATCTACATCTTATCATCTACATCATGTGATGTAAAGAAAGAGAGCACTGTCATGCTATCTACTATCTACAGTTCCTATTTCAAAACCCTAACTCATTACTGAACAATCTAAATCTAAAACTATGACTATCAGAAGAGCAATTGCATGTACAATATTTATCATCTCATTAACATTATTATGTGTCATTATATATACCTCATCTACTGATGTAGTATCTATGGCACAAGCTATGAGTATTATGACTGATATGGGTCACCTAGAAATAGTGGGAAATACCTTATTATTCTCTCACTCAGAAGACACATTAGGATATAGCACTGAGCTGTTACAAGCTATAGAGAAAATAAGCACTCATTATACAGTGTACATTATCTAACAAGATGGTCCCATAACAGGGATCATCTTTGTTTTTAAAATAACCCATTTCAATACCCTAACTTAGTACTGGCAATTCTGCCTTAAATAAACATATATTATGTCACAAATCACATTTCTTACTGTAACTGAATTTAAAGCTAAAGTTAATGCAACCAAAATGGATGTATTGGAGAATCCAAAAACTGGTAAACTCTTCTTAGCTGCTGACAATGGTCAGAACTACAAAGTCCAAGCTGCTATTGATGGTAGCAAGGAATACAAAATGTTAATCCCTGAAGATGGTGACCTTTCTCAGGCTTGTCTTACCAATGTTAAGCCTGGTGCTGCTGTTATCTTCAGCATGTAATCATAGCAATGTATCAACTCTGTGTCAAAGCAGAGTTGTTACATTTTCTTATAAGTATCCCATTGCAATACCCTCACTAATTATGGTCAGGTAACTCTAGTAATGCTCTTGTTGTAGAGATAAGTTAATTTTTATAACTCTACTTAGTAACCAGTGACAATGAATAGAGAAAGCTGACCTTTATATTTAAGGGAGAGAAGTATAATGTACTTTTTGGAGGGAATAGGTAGGGATAATACAGTTATAACTGTCTGTTAATCATGTAGATATGTGTGTTACAGTGTAACCCTATACAATTATACCCCCTATTTCACATCCAAAGAATCAAAATGATTTTATACAATAGCCAAATAGGAAAACCAACATTTGTGTCAACCATTAGCCAAACATTACTAATACCCATTTAATAACCAATAGTATTCTCCATTAAAGTATGCAGTAATACCCTAAAAACACTTTATTCCCAACATTAAAGGAGATGAGGGTTAGTGTTTTTATATACCATTTCACACATATCTACATAGATATCAGTGACTTAAGTATCAAAAAGTAGAGCAAAAGGATTAAAGGTTCTCACACTCTCCAAAAGAATTGTACACCCTAGGTGGACAATAAGGCTAGTGCTTCAGAGATTAGCATAGTGTAAATCTCCATATTCTCAAGTTACCATCCTAATTATTTAACATTTATTTTTAATCTAATTTAATAATACAGCTATGATACTTCAAACAAAATACATACTAGGCACCAATAAACAGTATTCTATAAGAGAAGATGGTGTAGTTATTAGACATTGGTACATACATCCTTCAAAAACACTTGTTGTAAGAGATAGAATATTATATGGCTACTTAGATAAAGGCACTAATACTTTAAAAGTATGTGTGAATAAGAAAGAGAAGTTAATGAAGCAATTAATGGGAAAACACTTTAAAATAGTTAACATCTATGACATAGATGTACCATTAATTCACAAGGATAATAATCCTGCTAACTGTTCCCTTGATAACCTCTACTATAGAGCACCATCAGAAAAAACAGCAAATGAGCAGTATCATAAGTACAAACATAACAATGTTTTCATTGAAAAGAGGAAAGAAAGAAATGATAAAGGCAGAGAAAAGATTACCAAATCTTACATATCATCTATTATGAGATTAAAAATAGATGAACTACCTGATGAGTTATATAAACTAAAGAAAATAACACTTAAACTACATAGACATGTCAAAAGCAAAGAACTACATTGAATTAACAGATAAAATGCTTCAAGTATTTGAAGATGTATCTGAAAAGAAAATAAGTCTTGATAGAGGTAATACATTAGTAAAGACATCTAATAGTATTATCAACATCCAAAGAACTAAAATATTATCAACCAGAGTAACAGGAGAACATCCAATGGATTTCTTCAAAGACTCATAATACCTTAAAGCTATGAATATAATAGAACCATTAAAGAAAGTATTTGATTCAAAGAAGCCAATACTATGTGTGCAAGCAGATACACTGATGCTCATAAAAGAATGTACTTCTACAAAACAGCCATATTATGTGGTAATGTCACCTCAACAATACAGTGATTACTTTCAAAATAACATGAAAGTACAGGATGTATTTCCTAATTTCACTGCAGCTCAAAGAGAGTTTGTAATTACAAGTACAACTCCAGGAGAATGGAGTGAGATGTTTATGGAAGACATTGAATCAGAAGCAGACATGATGGAACAAGCCAATCATGAAACTAATGAACACTTAGAACAATAGCATGAAAGGTAGAAGAATATGTACAACAGTGATAGCTAATATGCTATCACTTGTACCAGAAAACCAATTAGAACTTATCAAAGACCTAAAATGGAA